CAACGATTCAAAGAAGTTTTTCAACAAGTTGGAGTTGTGATGAATGCAAATTCAGATCGATGGGATGATGCCGATTTTGGTGAAGTGCCGCACCAAATCGAGGCATCGGGACAATCGACAATTTTCTACGACGATAGCGTAGAGCCGCCTGCACCCGATAAATACGCAACAATTCCAGATTACGAACAAGCCCATGCTCAATGGGTGATAAAAAATGAACCAGAGGAAAAAAATATGACATTTCAATTTTCTGCAACCAATGCTATAGCTGACCAAATCGCCCAATTACAACAACAATTAAACCAACTTGTTGCATCTCTAAAGCCATTACAAGAGTGTCAGCAGAAAGCTGAGGAATTGCGATCGCAAGTCGCAGAATATGGCAACGAAATGGTAAACAAGGGAATCCCCCAAATTGATATCATCCGATATGCTCAAGCGCTTTATAGTGCTGTTAGCGGAACAGAATTTATAGATAGCGGTAGTGACGCGTTGGCGGAAGCCTTGTCGTCAGACATCGCTGCTCAAAATGAAGTTATTGCCAAATTGAAAAATGAAGCTGCAATCGCCCGAAATGAGGCAACGATGGCGTTAGCTTCCGAGCGCGATAGGATGAGCATTGAAACCACAAGGCATTTTACGGAGGAAGAATTCCTCCGTAAAGATGCCTTGAAACTGACAGTATTAGTTGAAAGTGCGATCACCGAACGAGATAATGCGATCGCGTTATTAGAAAGAGTTCAGAATGAAAATGTCAGCCTTGTTGAAGCACTTCAGCAATTGGAGGCGCTCACAGAAGATGTCGAATCCCAACAAACAGACGCAGCCACCAGGGGATAGCGGGAAGGATGGGAGCCGCGTCTCTTCAGAGCGCGGGGGAAATCCGACTCGTGCGAATTTATTCGCCTCCAATATTATCAACCATGATGAGGATCGTTTATATACCGTTCTATAGTATCAGCAGCAACGTTTCCAGCGGTTGAAAAAAAATAGCTACTAGTCCAGAGTGATGGCAGTCTTTTTAATTCTGGAAATTCCTTTCTTAGATAATTCGATGAGCGTCCTTTAAATGCTTTAACTACTTGGAATATTGCATCAGTTGGATGAATCTCTATAAATAAATGAATATGGTCTGGCGCAACTTCTAATGCGCGAATATTCCAGCCTTTTTCAGTAGCTAATTCTGAAAATATCTCGAAAATTCTATCCCTAATTTTTCCAACAAGTACTTTTTTTCTGCGTTTAGGTATCCAGACTAAATGAATCACGCTTAGTCCAATAGCATGATTATAATGTCGATATTCATAAGAGCTTTTTTTCATAGGATTAGGGCTTGACTTGCTTTTGATTGTAGATTAGTATACTGATATCGTCAATCCTGTCAACAAAATCAACCCGTGCAAATACGCTGGAAGTTCAAGCTACAACCAAATATTGGGCAGCAAGCCCTAATGTCTGAGTGGCTTGTTACTTTACGGAAACACAGAAATTATTGTTTAGCAGAACGTCAACACGGTTTTGAAACCAATAATCAGAAATCAGACGAGCTAGTGATGTACCAGTACGGTGCATTCTCAGATTTAGATACTCGACTTGAATACGGTTCTTATTGCCCTTTAACTTGCCCTATTGTTAAGCATGGGGTGATGTCTGCTGAGTTAACAAAAAACAGCAAGAAACATGGTTTAGCCTGGGGGAGCGCGGCTGACATTCAAAGTAAAAGAACAACTGAATTGCGCTCAGAGTCTGAATGGTATAGTCGGGTTAACTCAGATGTTTTGCAAGGTAATTTGGCTAAACTAGATACTGCTTATAATGGATTCTTTCAGCATAAAAGAGGGTTTCCAGCATTTCGCAAAGCAGCTAATTTTAAAACCTTTCAATTTAAGCCAGGACAAGTAAAGCTAACCGTTAATCGAACATCTAACAAGAAGCGATGCTATTCTCATGCCTACTTCCCATGTCTGGGTAATATGCGTTACTTAGATAGTCGAACTATTCCGATTGACGCTGAGATTAGAACAGTCACGGTAATTAAAGAAGCTGACGGATGGTACATGAGTGTATTGCTCAACCTACCAGAATCATTGCCTGATGTGTCAGATATTGAAACCGTATCCTCAGCAGTAGGTATTGATGTAGGGATTAACAAGTTAATTTCGCTCACTGATGGTTCGTTTATTGAAAATCCCAAGTTCGCAACTAATAAGAAAATTCGTCGTCAACTAAGAATTAGACAGCGCAGAGTTAATCGTAAAGTCAAGGGTTCTAAGAATCGCAAGAAAGCTGGTATAACAGTCGCTAAACTGCATAAAAAGATTGCTGACAAGCGAAATGCTCATCAATGGAAAGCAGCCAATAAAGTTGTTAGTACTGCTGCGGCGATTGTTCAAGAGGATCTAAATGTTAAAGCCATGAAGTCCCGGTGTAAGCCCAAGAGGGGGAAAGGACGATTCATGGCTAATGGACAATCTGCAAAGCGCGGATTAAACCGATCTATTTCTGATGCTAGTTGGGGCGAATTATTTTCCAAGATAGCTTGGTTAGCGTTGAAATCTGGTAAGCCGGTATCCATAGTCAACCCTAAGTTCACTTCTCAGGAATGTTCAAGTTGCCATCATGTAAGCTCTTCTAATAGAGATGGTGAGAAATTCATTTGTGAAAACTGCGGTCATATTGATCATGCCGACACTCAAGCTTCTCGAACGATTTTGGGTAGAGCTAATTTAAAATTTGTCAGTACAAGACATAAAAACCTACCTGCGGACTGCGGGGAAGTCACGCTTGTCAGAGATGATTCTGCCGAATTCGGCAAACAGAATCAGGGCAAGAACCGTACATCTAAGGTAGTACCTGAAAAACGGATATTAATTGAGCCGTTGCAATTGCAATTGTTTGATTAAGAATCCCCGTTCCCTTTAGGGCGGGGAGTGTCAAGGGACTTGATGTGGCTAATAAATCGGGGGACATTGTGATGAAGGAGTGTACGCATTTGTTCGCTGCTCATCTTCGCGCCTGGGAACTTTATAAATAAAATGCCCACTCTCCAGTCCCTCAAGCGTTGCCACTCGGAACATCAAAATTACTGCGATTATTGGGGGTTGCTCACGGCTACCGTTGAGGGCGGGGATGCGATGACTGATGCAATGAAACGCAAGCTGTTGCCTAACCCAGATGGTAGACCCGAAGCGGTGATGAAAGAACGGGTAAAATTAGCTACCTATTGTAATAAAATCGCTCCGATACTTTCACGGTTTAACTCGGAACTCTTCAAAAACCCCGCCACACCGACCGGGAGTGATGACCCTTTTTGGAGTGAGCAGTTTTTCAGTGGCGGTGCATTACTTGATGGTGACGACGACGGACGGGCTAGTTTTAACACCTTCCTGATGCAAGCGATGATGATGGGGCTGACCACCGGGAAGGCAGTAGCTCAGATTGATACAAAAAGGGCAATCGGCGCTGTCAGCAAGGCACAGCAACGAGAATCCGGCGAACTTAACCCCTATGTTATTCTGCATCCGAGGTCAGCATTGTGGGATTGGGATAGCGGGAGGGATGGATTTGATTTTGTCAAGTTACATCAATTTCGATTGGTGCGATCAGGATGGGAGGCTACACCCACGCCGGAACACGTTTTCACAATCTATTACCGTGAAAATGGTGCAGTGTTCACATCTAAATATGTAGTGAGAAAGATTGAGCGCGATTCTAAACCGCCACTTCCACAACCTTTCATTAGCTCGGTAACAGACCGCGATATATCTATAGAAGCAATTATAGAAGGGCAGCCGATATTTAATGTGGGGGGTAAATTTGAGTTTCCAATTGTGACTTTGACTTTACCCAAAGCACTGTGGATGGCTGCACAGTTGTTTGATTGTCAAAAAAGCTACTTCACCCAAACAGCAGCGCTTGAATACGCCCTGTACTCCAACAACTTTGCAATGCCGGTGATAACTGGGGTGGATGACGATGAAGACCCATTGGGGGGACGGTTGATGGGGGACGGGTATTATTTGACTTTGAAAACTGGACAAGGGATAACCACATTTGAACGTAGTGGTGCAAGTATTCAAACTGCTATAGCTTACCGCGCCGAAGTAAAACGCGATATATATGACGTGCTGCAACAAATAGCGATGAGTGCTAGTGATGGGGCTTCAATTATTGCTCGTAGTGGTGAATCGAAATCCGAAGACAGAAGACCTGAAGAGATTTTATTAGAACGCTACGGGCAAATTGTGAAGGAATTTCTTGTACAGGTGCTTAAGCCTGCCGCTATAGCACGGGGTGAAATAGTGGATTGGGCGGTCACTGGATACGACGATTTTTTGGGGTTTAATATCACTGATTTGCTCACCGATATGGAGGGGATAGAGAAAGCTGCTATTCCATCACCCACATTTAAAAAGGAAATTCAAAAGCACTTTGTTAAACGTGCAGCTAGGGTGTACGACCTCGATCAAAATGCAGTGGAGCGAAGTCTTGAAGAAATTGATGGTATTGAGGTTTGAAGCGTTACTATTCCTCGTCCATCTTCTTAGATGGGCGGGGTAGTTCATACATCAATTGCATCAGGTAAATAATTTGCCTTGACGAAATTATAAAATAGTTCCAACCCAGTGCCATAAAATAAATTAGTCATCGGGTTCGTTGAATCTTCCGCAAGCGTCGGCATTTCCATTTCGTAGGCAAAGTTTCTAATCGCTTGCCCGTCAATCATTGCTTGACTTGCCCACAAAGAAAGTCGAAAGTAAATTGTTGAGCCATCTCTCCAAAGTGCTTCTGTTACACGCAAATATCCATCAACGATAGTGATACTACCGGATGGATTTTCTTCACTGATTGGGACTTCCCAAGTAACGGTTGCTTGAATAGACATTATGGTGTTGCTCCTGCAATAATCGATATTGTTGGTGTACTCGTTCCTGTAAGGACTGTCAAGTTTGCCCTGACATAAAGGAAACATTTTGAAACAATAAATACTGCACTGCTATTTGTGGGGTCGGTTAAGGTAGCAAGGTTATACCAATTTACACCACTGCTCGTCATGCTCCCCTCTATCGCGCAGCTAATTGTGGAAACCGTTCCGCCAGAAATAATTAATTGTGCTGTGAGATTGGAATAAGTGCTGTATAAATTATTGCTTGCTCCTGCACCTATTGCGGTAACTCCGGTTAGCAGATTTAAGTTTGCAGTTCCCGGTGCAACCAAGCTTCTACCTAAACCGGGAGCAGCATTACCAGCACTTCTGCGTCTATCCCAAGTAGCACCGTTATACGCATATCCTGCGGCGATCGCTGCTGGGGAAGTAGGCAAAGTTAAAGATTCATTAAGTGCAACTGCTCCACTAAATTCTGTATCAACAGTATTTGAAGAGAGTGTTACAGATTGAGGACTGAAAAACGTTACCGTCTGAACTGGCAGTGAAGATGGGGCATTGTTGCTACATTGAACAATTGCGGCTACAGTCCCCGAAGTGTAGCCAGTGACGCGAACTCTAAAAAACCTTCCCTGCTTGGGAATCTGATATAAAGTGTTGAGGGTGATACTACTAAAAGCAATGGCGTTACCGTTGATCATGTAGTAGCCACCATTCGTAAAGGTGATGCCATCGTTAGAAAACTGAACTTGAATGCCTGCACTCCAAGCTCCAGTCAATTGCAAAGTTATCCAACTAAAATCACTAACATCTACAGATGCAATCACATCTGTGTTTATTGCATTGGCACTACCAGATAGATTAAGAATTGCACCAACAGTATTTGTTTTGATGCGATCGCTTACAAGGGCAGAAGGTAACTTTGCATTTACAGCAGCAATTGTCGTTTCTGTAGCAACAGCTCCAATTGTTCCTAAGTTTGCAGTAACAGCACCAGATATGGGTTGAGTCACACCACTGCCATCAATTTTAAGGCGATCGCTGACAAGTGCAGAAGGCAACTTATTACTTATTGCAGATAAAGCAATATCTAATTTTACAGATAATAATCTTTTGACAAAAGCAAGGAAACTAAAAGTTCCAGTGTCGGTTGTCGCTGCTGTATCCGTCGTACTTCCAAAGTTTGTAGAAAATGCCCCGTCACTAGAAAGCGTTACCGGGATTGATTGCGCCGCCGTTTTTGCTCCTAAAGTATTGGTGCGATCGCTTATTAATTGCTTTACCTCATCTTGTTTACTTCCAGTAGCCGGGTCGCTCGTCGTTTTACTATCAATCGAAGTTAACTTTGCTATCTCTTCTTGCTGATTAGCAGCACTGGCATCTCCACCGCCACCACTGCCCCCACCCCCAGAAACCGGAAGCGGATTATCGGAAGTGAATTCCTTTCTAATGGCTTTTGCAATATCACTGGACATAATTTTATATATTAAGTTACGAAGGAAGAAGTTCGTAGGAAGGAGGAAGAGGGATGAGTAACAAAGAAGTTTTCTAACCTTTCTTCCTTATTGTTATTATGCCCAGTAAAAAACCCTCGGTTGATTGAGGGTTGGCAGCGTCATGTATGTAACTTTAAAATGGCACGTCTGGGTCATCGTCGCCATCATTAGCTTTTTTCAAAGGTTTGTTATCACACGTCCAGTAGAAGGTTGGTAGTTTGATATCGAGTTTTAGAATACGTTTGCCTTTCCACCGCAATTCAAGTAATCCTACTTTGTCCCACTTGCAAAATATTTGCACCGGTGGAAACTGTCGGTAGGGCGTTTCTGGTGGTTTGTAGTTGCTGCGTTCCCCCATGTGAAGCAGCAATTTGTACACAGCTTTACAATCAGCTAGTGCGCGGTGTTCTCCGCCTCCGGGTAGTTTCTGCCACCTGTAATTACCGTAATAATCATTCCACGCGCCGTAGTATTGGGCGTACCAAAGCATTGCACACTCGGAATAGAATTTGATTGGTTCCAAGTTGTGCAGTTGGCAGCAGTAACGGATGATGTTGCAGTCGAAGGCTTCGTTGTAAATTATGACTTTTTTACCCTCAATCAGTTGTTTCAATTTAGGGTAAATATCGGGGAATGTGGGAGCATTCGCTACCATTTCATCGGTTATTTTGTGGATATAAGTTGACGATGAGGGTATTGGAATTGTGGGCTTTACGAGTGTGTTTAACAAGGGCTGTCCCCACTGTGTCATCACGCAAATGTCCACTATCTCAGCATCGCCTAGTCCAGTGGTTTCTGTGTCGAGGATGAAGAATCTCTGGCTGTGTAAGAGATTGTATGCCCAGCTTTGTGCTTCTTGCTTGTCTTCTTTATCGTGGTATTCTGTCATTTTTCTTGGCATAATAAACAAGTTTGTCCGTTTGGGTGATATTTGCACTTTCGGTTCTTGGGAACCTTGTACAAATTCAATCGTAGCAACGCTTTTTTACGTTCCTCTAACCATATTTTATATGGCGTGTATTCACGACTACCAAAGGGGTAAGCTGCGTCAATTAGTGTTTTTAAGTTAGCGCCGGGTGGTGCTGATTTGATGGCATTATTGATGGCTTCAACACTCAAAGAACGCCAAATGCTAGGCTTAAATCTGCTCATTTATGTTCGTCTCCAAACGACTTAAACATTGTCGAAACATTTCCAAATTAAAGTTTAGAACCATTATCAAGAGGGTGCCGTGACTAGGGTAACGGCACCCTCTTGCTAGGTAATCTGGTCAATACGGCTTGCTTGATTTCTCATGCAAGCCCCGTCTATGAGTGAGCGGGGTTATTGACGAAAATCTTCGGAATTTAATTCTTGAAAACCGGGGTCGTAATTCTCTGTGTATTGCATGTGTTATAGGGAGTTGACCAGCCCCGTTGGGGCTAAACCTGCAACCCTTCTTCATGACACTCCCTGCTGTTTAAACTACTTGAATTAATTCGCAGTTTCTAGATTTCAAATAATCTAGAAACTGTGCAAGTTGTTCATCCTTTAAAAACTGTCTTGAGCGCACATGGAATAATTCAAATAATATACCTTTAGCCGCATCAATTGCAATATTTTTGTGTTTGATAATTGATTCAATCTCGGCATTTAACAGATTGCGGTCGTAGGCATTTGTTGAAATTGTTGGCTCGATTTCGATTCTTTTTTCTACTAACTTTGGCTGTTGAATAATTTCTACGTTTACTGCATTCCCCTCTTCATCAACTTGAGCGCCCATTTCTTCTAGGGTGTAGACGCAAACTCCCAGCAATACATCTGGGCAGTACCACCGCACACCATTAGAAAGTGCGCGAGAAAACAACATGTTGCGGGGAAATTTACGCCAGTTATCACCGTTAGCAACACCCGCTTTTTGAGCATCTTCTAGAGAAAAGGACGATTCACCAATCACTTCACCATTCTCATAAAAAACAACGGTGCAAACTTTTCCATCATGAGTTGTGATGCGGTAATTGTATTTACCGCTGCGCTTAACCGCAGCCGCCATTAAATTAGCACCAATAGTAGGCTTACCTTTGATGATGTGAATGCCCGTCATTGAAGCAACCGCACCAAAGCCCATTTCCAAGCCTGCCAACACTTTTACGCCAGCTTGAGCTGCTTCTTTGCTATCAGTGAAATAGCCAGACTTAGAAAGCATCACAGATAGTCTGCTTAAGTCTTCCATCGATTTGATTTGCAAAGTTCCAGTTACATTTTGCGGGATTAAATTACTCATTGTTTCATCCAAATTTTGAGTTTGATTTTACAAAAATTTAATGAGGTGCGGTCAAAAAGTGACCGCACCTTAACTCTAAGAAATTAGGCATTCCTCACGCCGCGAGCCACCTCTGCTGCACTGTGGGGCGTAGGTAGAGTAAGCTGCTTGCCCCACCAGGAGTGCAAGGCAAAACAATGTGGCGCATTTCTGCACCCATGCTGGCTGCTGGCTCTTCTGTTTTATTTGTGCCAGCTTCAATCCGCACTCGCGCCAATCGGCGTATTTTGTGCCGTCACCATTAGTCCAGAATTCTTCAAAATTATCCCAACTGCCATTATCCGAAAGCCAAATGTAGCCGATTAATTGGTTGTCGATCCTGAAAGCGTATTGCTGCCCTTTATCGTCTGTGTACTTGCAATCTTCAATCGTGCAAAGCTCGGTCTTTTCTTCTTCTTCAACTATTGGCAATGTGCCTTGTTTGTAGTGCCAGAGAATGTACCTTTCTGCCCTCGCTTGGGTATTCCAGCGAAATACTTCCTTGCCGCCTACAGCTACTACATAGCGCTGTGTCGAATGTTCGTCGTCGTAGTGGATAGTGGCAATTGTCTTGCCGACGACAGTTGCATCCCAGTCGTAAAAGCCGTCAGGTGAAGTGAATTCAACGTCTGGCTTACTGCTAGATAAAAATCTGGGGTTGGCATCGCCAAATGCCTCAATAATTTTTGGATTGTATAAATCCGAGACATATTTCTCTAGTTCCAATGGAGCCATTAGCGGTTTGTAATCGCGTTTTCCACAACGCGAGACGCTAAGGTGTTTGGCACCAAATTTAGCCTCAGATTCATATTTAATTTTGGCTTCCCCAGCAGAGGTGTCAATGATTAATTCTTCTCCAGCCAGCAGTCGAGCATAGGTTTTTTCAGCTTGCTGTCTCCATGAGGGTGCAATTTCTTCCGCCTGCTGTTGAATATATTGGTTAAGTTCAGATTGTGCCTGCCCAACAATTGCAATTGATTGTTGATAATCATCCGCCGCGATTTGATGCTTGCAGCGTACCCCTCTAAAATGCGCGTCTCCGCATTCGCATCGCTCCCTGGCATCGGGATGGTTGGGGCGGACTGCATAGTGGTTGCCATTGTCGGGATTGCGGACAATAAAAGTATTGCTGATTTGCTCGACCTCCAGGGGTCTGGATCGATCAATTCTCAGAATAGTTTTTTCCCGCGCCTGGGCAATCGCTAATTGAGGGGTGCTATGAGTCTGCTTGGTCAGGTCATTTGTCCAGCCATCTGCGCTGCTGTAGATTTTGAATAATGGCTCCTCAGTCAGGCTGTCAAAGACTTGGTAGGTTTTGTTGTCTTCAGTTTCTAGGTGGTAGCCAGGAATCGCGAGGTCTTGGGTAATATCATTTGCTTCTATGGAAATATCATCAGCTTTTGGCGATATAGCCGCTTCAATCATCTCCCAGGTAGCCGCAAAAGCCGCTTGCTTATCAGGCTGCTTTGCCCTCCAAAATATCGCTTGGCAGCCTTTGATGCCTTCGAGGGGTTGATTAAATAAGATGGGCTGGCTGAGATGGTAGGCATAGCATTCATTTTCAGCATCCCAAGTGCAGTCTGTAATTTGGGCGGCTCCGATTATCGCGCCGCGCTTGATTGTGTCCTTGGAGATGCCGTAAGTAGCGAAATAGTGGTCGGAATCCTTGGATTGAGAAGCATGAATTAAAATCCAGCCGCGTCTCTGGGTTGGTTGGCTGCGGTATTCGGCTTGCTTGATGCCCATGCAGATGGCGTAGGCGTGGGGTGCATGGATGCTGATAGCCTTGAGAAATTCGGGATATGATTGTGTCATGACGACCTTGCGAAAGGGTTTGTCTAAGGAGTGATCGTCTTGCTTGCGAGGCGGCGATCGCTTTCTTAATAGCCATAATAGCTACTATTAGTAGCTATGTCAATAGGATCTTTGAACTTTCTGCTTCCACAATTTCCAGCAATGGAAGCAAGGCGTAAGGATTGATAGAAAGCGCTTTACACATAGATAGCGCAAAGTCCAGGGGAACCGTAGCCGACTTCCCACTCATAATTTTTTTGATATTAGCAACCGAACACCCCACTCCGGATGAATTGAGGCTTTCGGCTATTTGATAGGAAGAACGACCTTTTATCAAATCCCTGAAAAGCTTTGCCCTGGCTTCTCCCCACGTCACACTACGAACGGACGACGCTAAAACATACATTCTTTTTATTTCGCTCAACTTAGCTACTCCCGGTATCTTAGCACTGATAGCTACTAACAGTGACTATGATGAAGCCTTGCGAAAACCTTAGCAACTGTGAATATTTGCTTAAGTTGCGGTAGGGCAAGTAGTATAGAGAACACAAATGAATACAATTACTTAGAATAGATTTTATGTTTAAAACTATTTCTGCAACTTTATTATTGTTGGCTAGTCTTGCCTCAAGCGCCCTGGCTGGTACTCCCTACCCTATTTACCCTACTCAAACTCAATATATTAGGTATGAAATCGAGTTAGAGCAATTTTTTACTAACTTTGCGGCAGATGGTGGTAAGTACTTCAGGACTAGCGATCGCCAACGCAGAAGAGATGGGCAGTTATTGTGCAGTATGCTGACGGCATATTCGGCAGAAGAATATCTCACCTCATCATTAGAGAGACACCGCCTGCTGTACAAGGACTCTCAGCAATTAAGAAGTGAAAATGCTTATACTCTGGGCGTTGCGACTGCTGCAATTGACACGATTTGCACAGAATATAGAGCAGGCTTTGTAGACTTTGTTCAAAAATATCAGCAAAAATAATGCAACTAAAATCTCTGCGGGAACTTGATAAACTTGTAGCAGAACAGATATTTGACTGGTGTGATTTTTGGGAGAATACCAGCAGCAGTGGCTATTACTATTTGATGGGCTACCCGCCACAAGAGCAAGCTATGGGCATTGATGGGGAACGTCAAGAAGTATGGAATTATTCAAGCGATATCGTGGCGGCGTGGTCAATCACCGAAAAGTTCTATTCTGCCAACATATCAAAGTTATCTAACGGCACTGAATTTGAAGCTTATTTAGTGACCACAGATGGTAAGACAAATATAGATGGTCACGCGAAAGCTAAGACCGTGGAAGTCGCTTTGTGCTTGGCGGCGTTGGAAGCTAAAGGTATTGAAGTAGAGTTGGAGTAATCATCCTAAGCAAAATCTATTACTCCTACTCCCGCCACTTTTAAACAAAATTCCCGTGTAGGGATAAAGCGATCGCCTTATCGCGGCTAGGTTTTTGTCTGGTCGTAATTGATATCCGTCTTTGTCGATGTTGCTGGGGTCGAGTGAAATGCACTCAAATTCTTCCAAAATCACCCCGACCCGCTCGACTTGTGACGGCGACTCGTTGATTGATGCGATCGCACTAATCAGCGCCTGCCTTACTGGGGTGTTGGTGTTAAATAAATCAGGTTCCAAGCGAGAACTACCCTCACCACCAACCACAACAGTAGTATCGCGCTGAGTAATTTCATACACCTCGAATAGCAGGTTTGTTTGATGGTCGGTGAGCATTACACTTTTGGCGACCAGTGCCAGGTGCCAGGCTCGTTGGTATCTGAATAAATTTTGGATGTTGCCCAAAGTACGCGAGTACCGTCTTCGTAGTCGTTTGTGCTATCAGTGAAGACTTGCAGGTTGCAATATCCTTTGGCAATTAATTCCGGTGCAACATCGCGCCATACCCTGACAACAATAGCGGGTCTTACTTCTCCAGCATTGCGTCCATCTGGCAAAACATAGTGGACTATTCGCCCTTCAGTTAATCCGGGAAATGGTTGCACTGATTGAGTCATGATGCTGTCTCCTTAGTGTTAATTTGGTAACTAATTTGTGAATCCAGTGTTACCCAAGCGACACCCGGAATCTTGGCAATGAGGGCTTCCACCATTTTGTAAGGTCGTCCTGTTTGTAGTTCTTTTCCTTGGGCGGTCGATAAGCCTAAGCGCTCAGTTAACTCCTTGAGGGACGCAGAGTTAACCAAAATAAAGCCTGCCCCCGGTGGTTGGTTATCAACTACTGGAGAATAGACTTTTTTTATTTCTTCCTCTCCTGACGGAGAGGCTGCGCCAACATCGGTTGTTACGGGTGGTGGCGGTTCTCTACGATAACCCTGTGCTAGAAAGTCGTTTTCCCGTCCTTCGGGAACATGCGTAGGCATACCGTACTGTGGTTCATAAAAAATTGGCATACAAATGAAGACCAATTGGTCTTAATAAAAGTTCATAAACTTAGAATTAAACCGCATTTACGAAAGTCGGTGATTTTAGAGCCAGTTAGCATATAAGCGGCGTTACGTTCGCTAACAGTTCCCAAGTCGTACTGCCCGGTGAAAACTTGAATACTTAGGCTAGTAGTTGGATCAACTATTGAGGCTGCGATCGCACCACTGCCGCGTCGGGGTTCAGCAATGCGGCGTGTAGCCATCACCAATCCTTCCATGTGGTTCACCGTATTAACTGAAGAGATGGTTGGGACACTAAATAAGTCTGTCCCTGGTGTGATATCTCCTACTGCTAACTTTGCGCCATTTGGAGCATAAGGAACAAGACTGATTACATTACCAGTAATTCGCAAAATCACACCGAATGCCGTTGCCTTAGTGCTAGTGCCAATTCTGGCTATTTGCCCAACTCCAACGTTTTGTAGTGCCGCACCTACAGTTAGGGTAAAATCTACTGCTCCAACGTATGTAATAGTAGCATTATCGGCATACCGAAAAGCAGTATTAGCCGCTACTGAGGCAATAGGTAAAGTAGCTTGCACACTGCCGGCGGTATCAAGGTCAGCAACTCCTGTTTGATTGCCTACTGTGTTACTACCACCCACCATAAATCCGTAGCGTTCGACGAAATCGCCTAATTGTAAGCCGCGTTGCAGGAGATTCCCACCACCAATACTTGTGGCTGCAAAACCTGTAACTACTACTGAATCACCAAGGAAAGCACCTTTGGCAGTGGATGAAATAATGGTGTAACGCTTAGTTGGCGGTACGTTTTCTTTATCTAGGTAAACATTTGCACCACGTAAGCCTTCATTACTGAAGTTGGTTAACTGCCCATTGCTATCTACACACGCACTAATGGCAATAGGGGGATGGTCGCCCAAATCCACGTTACCAGTGGCGGCGATGTTCCAAGTGCGGAACTGCGAGTACATATAACTATCATTAGGCGTAACAATAGCATCAGCCACTTGTCCCGCCGTTTCCTCTAAATAACGCTCCATTGTCTGCGTTGAGTCGTAGCCGTAGGACAAAAACCCGTCTGTCCATAGCCTTTCTAACTGAACATTTCCCGCGAAAAACTGAGCTTCAGTAAAGATGAAAGGTGCTACGCGGGGGTTGAGGTCGGTTGCTGTCCGGCGTTTGGGACGACGAATTTTTACCGAGTCGCCGCGTTCAAATGCCCCAGGCTCAAAATCCCGCACAGCAACGCGGGGATACATGACAGCGAGATTTAATTGAGTTAGGGCGCGTTGAGCGATCGCAGTTTCGAGTAGTGCGGTATTCGGTGAAAATGGCTGGGTTGGCATGGTAAATAAGGAAGAAGGAAGAAGGAAGAAGGAAGAAGGTTGAGGGAAGAATTTAATATCATCCAACTTCGGTCCTTCCTACTTCCTTCTTCCTTATTAGCTAGGTTTCCCATATTGACTTTCAAGCTCACTCACAAGTGCTTTTTGCGCCGCTTCGTCGTTGTTGTACTGGTTGTAGATATCTTGTGCGGTCTTACCTTCAAAGTTGTATTGAGATGGAGTGGCGCGGGTTCCCGTAGTTCCATCTGTACCGGTGCCACCACGGGGTACAGCAAAGTGGGCGAAATCTGTCTCCAGCATCTTAGGGAGAACGTCTTTAAAATCCAACTTGGTAGGCTCGTTAAATTTATCGACACCTTTCACAAAGTAGCGATCGCCTTCTTCTATCAGTAATCCACGTTTTTCAAGTAAGGTCAATAAATCTTCTTCCGTATTGGGACGCACCGTACCTAGAGATCGCATCGCATTCAATACTTCGCCCCGCATCTTGGTTTGACGGTCAGTTTCTCTGAGGGTTTTGGTTTCTTTATCGCGCTCGTCAAGCTGGGTTTGTAATCCAGTTAACTTGCCTTCGTATTCCTTTTTGATTTCAGCGAGTACCGCTTCACGTATTTTATCTGAGTCGGATTTGTCGTCTGTAGTCTGTTCGGCTTCGTATTCTTTCTTAACTTCACCGATGAAATCCAGTGAAGGCTTAATGTCTTTGAAACGTTCTTCAAGCAGAGTAGGTATAGAACTTGACAGCGTACCGAAGGCTTCTGAAAGCTTCTTATTGTCGTGCTGCTGCTTCTCTAATTGCTCGGTCAGCGGCTTTACGGCTTCACCAAACACATCTTTTACAGTGTCGGCTATGGCTTTTTGGATTTCGGGGTCTAGGGGCATACGGGAACTCTAGTAATGGTACTTGGTTTAATATTCCCTATGTCTCGTTTGGCGAAATTAAGAAGTAAATTTAGTAATCATAGTGAATCTACCTTTAATGAAGCTGAAGTAAGGCGAGATTCTAAAGGCAAGTTTGCTCCAAAGGACGCTGCTAAACAAATTGCATCAAAAACTAAGAGAACAAAAAAAGTTAGCGATTTAGATAAAGACTTTGACACGCTTGTAGAAGAAGTATTTCAAGAGCGATTTAAACGTTACAAAGAAGACGGTTCCTACAAGTACATGATTCTTGGTAACGGTAAACAATATGACGACATTGTAGCCTCCCACGGCAAAGAAGCGGCTGATAAAGCTTTTGAAGATCATATACGTAAATCTGCTAGTGGGATAGCTAAAGAATTAAAGAAAAGAGCCGTTCTTGAAGAAACTAGAACTGGCATTCTTAAAGGCAAGGACAAGCAATTAAAACGTGAACTCGCAGCGATGGATAAATTTTATCCACGTTTAAGATATCAAGAAACGCTTTACGAATTTAAAAGTAAAAATCCAAATGCCAACTTATTAGAACGATTGGAAGCGGAAGAAAAGCTAGATAAACAACTTAGTTACAATGGCACGATGCAGCGTGGAGCTAAACTTACTAAGAAACTCGATACAAAAATGTCCAAAGCTAAAACTGAAGACGAAAAGTTAACAATCATGGAAGGGCATCGTAATGAATTAATAAAAAATGGGATGCCCAGGCAGGATGCTATTGATTTAGTAGAAACCAAAGATTTTGATAATTCAGTTAAGAGCATGGGCAAATCAGTAACTCAAACCGCAGCCGCAGAATTCTATCAAATTGCTAGGGGATATGGTAGTTCTACTCTGCGTACTTTTAAGCGCGATACAGACAGAGCTTATGCTAATAAGCAAGAGAAAACTATTAATATTGGCGTTTTTCCAGATAAACATACTATTTATCATGAAATGGGACATCATGTTGAATTTGAAGATCCAAGAATAGCCGCTGCCGCTAGAGAATGGCGTGATAAACGCGCTACTGGAGAGGAGCAGTCGTTAAATAGTTTAGTTGAATATGGAACGTTTCGCGAGGATGAAAAAGCTAAACCAGATAAGTATATTAGTCCTTATGTTGGCAAGGTTTATCGTGATGGCTCGACTGAAGTTATTAGTATGGGAATCCAACATTTTCACTCTAAAGAATCAATGTTAGAGTTTTACGAACAAGATAGAGAACATTATCAATTTATTATGGGAGTGGCTCGACGTGATTAAATATGAAATTAAGGTTGGTAGCAGCACGATTTATGTTTCTTTAGCTGCTAAGTCTTCTAACGAAAGAGCAATGCTCGTTTATGAAGGCAATGATATTAGCGGTTTCAAGCTATTTCTAGAAAGTTCTTATGGGGCATTTGGGCATATTATAGGACAAGCAACAACGCCGATTGATTTACATTATGCAATGTCCAATCAAAAGCAGTTTGATGCAAGGTTGATTGAGGGAGAAATTACAAGTTACGACCCAGAAATACCAGATGATGCTGTTACTTAAGAACCAAATAAGTCCGAAAAACTTGTTTTCCACTAGAGCTAAACTCAACTATTTCTGCTTTTTGAGCTTTAGCACTTTTAAACGTACCTTTTTTTGAATGGGTAAAGCGTCCTTGGACATCTCGGTTTACTTGTGCTTCATTGAATTTTCGTTTGATAATAGCAAGGCGATTCATAACTATTTTTGTGAATCAAAAATAGTTATCCCTGACCGAAGTTTATTTTTAATTGCTTCTATTGATATATTCCAATTTCAAGTGAAGGCGGAAGACTTCCGGCGATCGCTTTTTACGCTGCCAGCCCTCCAGTCTTACGTTTACTTGCGTTGCTCCCGCGCTCCATTTTCTTAAACGGATAAATAGTATGTATTAAATACCCCGCTGCATCAGATAAGTGAGAAAGTAGCGGATTATCACTTTTGTTAATTGATTCTTCATTCCAAGTCACCTGCTCAAAATCCTTCACCAAGTTTTGGCAATTAGCAAAATGCACAAAACAGCGCGATTGCCGAAATAGTTGATTAACTGAGTGGATGCGGTTAACTACATAGGGGTTGCTGTCGGCGAATTTCCGCACCAAATACCCCCTACCACGTTGTTTAACTAAAGGTTCCAACCCTTGAAACACGATGTCCCAACTACTTAACTTGCTGGCAGCACTACGAGCGCGTCCCGTGGCATCACCAAATACTTGAATTTCTGGAGGGATGCCGTTTCTTTCTACCCAGTCTACGATTTGCTCGGTTAGCTCCCAGACATCGGAATCCATCAAAAACCATTCTTTGCAAAAGTGAATTTCGTTACCGCGTCGTTGGGCTGCGATCGCTACTGCGGGATTATAGTTAAAATCGAATGTCAGCAGTAACGGTAGGTTACGGTCATACTCCAGCAGCTGCGCGTCCTCTTCGTTTAAGCAGTGGTTAGCCCTTGAGAAATATTTGTAAATTATCCCCTGTACCGTGTTGATGAATTGTCCCATTACCTCTTGCTGGTAAAGTTCGTCACTGTAATTGGCTTCTAGGGACGCCACATAATCGTCACCCAAATAAGCGCGATTTTCGAGTGAAGACATCGACACCATTTGATAAATCCGCTTCAATTCGTCACTTCGAGTAGGATCGCCGAATTTATCCCAGAGGTAGTTATAGCCGACTGGTGACGTAGTGAGAATGCCTTGCCCCTTCAGATTGCCGGGTCCACGTCCCAAGCGTCCATCAATCGTCAAAAAGGCTTTTTCAGGTGAATATGCGAATTCATCACCCCAAAACCAACGAATTTGTAAACCGCGCCCTGCCTGGGTGCTTCCGGTAAATGCCGACGCGGAGAGAACGTACACAAAGGCTCGATCCGTCCCAATATAACAGCGCTGACAGTTGGTTATAGCTAATGCCTGGTCTTCTGGAGAATCTCGCCACGGCTCCAAAGGGATATTAAAATCTCGGCATACTTCCACCAACGCCAGAATTGTTGCCCTCGACAGCTGCCCGTAAGAATTTGCGCTTATCATCCCCCTAGATAAAGGAGCTAGCAAGGCACGGGAACAAGCCCAAATAGCACCTGCGTAACTCTTACCCCCGCCTATGCCACCTAATAAAGCTGCCCATCTGTGCTGTAACGGTTCCACAGATAGCCAGTTAGCCATCTCCAAAAACCGTGTTTGCCCACCTGGGTTAGGCTCGAAGTCCTCAAATAGTGTGATTCTACTCTCGCCTGACTCCATAGCTAACGCCTGTTGTGTCGCCATTTCTAAGTTTAATAATGCGCTCCATCCCGCCATTTGCTAATATATGTATAGATACTTTTAAATTTATGTCACGTAAATCTGAGTTCGACGTAAAAAAAGGTCTCTAATCCAGGCAGAAATGGGGTTGTATGGTTGTGGGTTAGATCAGGGTAAGCGCCAAAGTTTGATCAGGAAAAAAGTTTGCCTCTTGTAATGAATCTAAATCTTCTATCGTTAGATTTAATGAAGGCTTTTTATCTTGGTATGTATAAGCAATTAAACCAGAAATAACATTAACCATGAAATTACAAACGCTGCGGTGGCGAGTGTGTTGAATTTGGGAAATATTTTTTAATTGATCGTTAACTGTTTCTATCAGGGAACGCTTTCTTAATAAAATTTTATCGATTAAAGGCATGAAGCGATTTTTCATATTTTTTTTAATAGTTGTAATAAGTTGAAGATTTTGCTTTTGGAGAAGCTCAAATAATTTCTGGGAAATATATCCCCGGTCACCAAATAATTTACCAAACAAATTTTTCGTCATTTTTGGTACAGGTTTACGGTCATCTACGTTAGCGGGGGTAATCATAAAAGATAAAATCTCTCCCAATTCATTAATTATTAGATGTAACTTAAAACCGAAGTACCAGCCCAAAGAGCTCTTTCCCCAATTCGCTAAATTTTTGAACACTCGATTACGTTTAGCCCTTTGATTTATACATATTTCAAGGGAAGTTGAATCAATAAAGTTGATGCCAGTGCTGTGTCCACAACGCAGATGGAGATACCAACACAAAGGTATTAAAGCAGTTTTCTCCAATTCTACAAATCGGTTGTAACTTACTAGTTGAGGAAAATATTTTGGTAAAAAATTGCATACGTGCTTAGTATAATAATCCTTAAAGTTTCTATAAGATGATTGATGAAAATAAATAATTATTGTCATGACTTCGCTTAAGCATAAATTAAATTTTTTGTGACGTTTTCGCTCACTGTTTGGCAATAGTTCTTGCTGCCAAGTTTTTTCAAACTCTTTACAAAAATCATCGATGTCACAAAATAATTTTTCTAATTCCATATTTCCCTTTTATCAAACTTGAAATAATCACATAATCAATATAATATTTTACATAAAAACTACGACTTTAAATCATCAGGGGACAAGGTTTGTTCATAAATTTTTGAAATTATTTTGGCGATTGATATTCGTGCTGATTTTTTATGTTTGAGAATTTTTTTAGCTATTTCAATTGCTTGACTATAGCTAGGTATTGATTCTGTGACAAAATCAGATTTCCCTTCTCGACTTCCAATATTAGATTGTATGATTATTTCATGATTCTCTAATTCTGTTTTTGTGACAATTTCATAATCCCCGAAATTAGATTTAATCACAAATTCATTAACTGGGGATTTTGATTTTGTGTCTAATTCAATATTTTCGCCAGAATCAAGTCTACGAGCAAGCAACATTACTTGTGTCGCGATTAATTTTGGTACACGGATTGTAATCGTGTCTTTATTATTCCAAGTTGGTTTTCTGCCAGCATTTTCACGTCTTCCTCCCCTGAGATCCGGTTTTTGAGATTTTTTAGTACCCATCACCATAATGAATTCATCACAAATTCATTTTCCCACTTTGAGTGCCTAAATATGCATAAATACATCATATTCTCATTTGTGGAAGCTTGTTGATATCTAGCTAAAGGAACGTGTGTTGCTTAATCGCTTACTCTGTCTAGTTTTCAGACTTTTCCTTACGTCGAATTCAGGTCCTTATAACATGACACCATCTGATTTACGAGCTATTTCCATCCACGCACCTTTCGCCTACGCCATCTGTCTAGGGTTGAAGGATGAAGAGTACCGCACACAGCCAACTAAAATTAGGGGCTGGGTTTTGATACACAGCAGCAAAAATAAGGCTTCTGACGAATACTTCACCGATTACGGGATTGATAGCGCTACAGCTAAACGCGGCGCGATTATTGGGGCTTGCAAACTAATTGACTGCATTGGCATTTCTGGAGACTATGCTTATTGTCTGGAACGTCCTCTTTTATTTCCGCAAGCCTTGGAAGGAGTCAGGGGTCAGCAAAGCATATTTTGGGGAGTCAGCAAGAGCGCACCAGAGCGCGACTACGCTTTTAAATTGGCTTGGGAGATGATTCAATGCTTGAGCTAAAATGACTCTATTTAGAGGCAACTATGGCGGGATTAAAAGATATTTATGCCCTATCTCTCAGGGCAGATGCAGCCATAAGGATGGCGATTGGAGATTTAACAATACAATTAGCTTTCATAGATTTGGAATATAAAGGTAAACTCATAATCCATGCTTGTTCGTATGCCTCCAGAGAAGAAGAAGACGAATGCATAAAACGGATTACACAATTAAGTTTTTCACCAGAAGAAGTACCAACCAACAGTATTTTGGCTTGGGCGAAAATTAAAGAAATCAAAATTTACACGCCGCAAACTTTTGCTATTGATGCCAGGTTGCATGGTTATGGCATTGATTTAAATCAGTTTCTTGCTACTGAAGGCTGGCAAGGCAAAACAGTGTACGGCTACGTATTGGAAGAACATCATTATCTCAGCCTACCGATTATGGGTGTTGGTAGCGAGTATCAGCATGGTGATTGGTGGCAAGCGGAAACACCGTTTGAGATTTTGTGTTTCAAACGGTGTTTTGATGCGGAATCCGTAGATATAGCCCAATCGGTGGGGTATTAAATTCCTAACCGACGTGCAGCTCCTCTAGCTGCTGCCCGTTCGCCTCGAGTTGTACCTCTTCTAACTAATTCACGAATAGCATTGGCGCGGCGTGGCGAAACTGCGGCACCTCTGGCTACGGTTCTTGGTGCCGAACGAGAGCCGCGCCTACCACGCCCAGCGCCAGCAGAACGGGCATTATCAGCACCAGAACTTCCACCGCGACGGCGAGAACCGCCTCTTGCTACTAATCCACTACTAACGCCAATCCCTGGAAGATTTATGACTCGATTTCCCCCACCTAGTCCCGAAGTTTGGGAAGCGACTCTGGCAGCACGACGAGCTTGCCGCGCTGGAACACTAACACCTACTAATCCCCCACCTCTATTACGGGTTCCACCACGAGCAGTGCGTACCCTTCCTGTGGAAAGGTTCTGACCAAACCCGCCCCCCCCAGTCCTTCTGCCTCCACCTGATCTAGCCATAATGGAATCCTAGTTTTGTAATGTTACATATTTAGGTTTCCCGATGGTTCTTCTGTCAAGACATAAAACGCTTTATTACGAGTTGACTACGGACGATGGAGAAATAGTTGGCGGCGTTTTTGCTGTTGACCACCATCAATATATTGAAATTGTTGATTTGTTTGTAAATAAACAGTTTCAAGGGCAGAAATATGGGCGATCGCTCTTTAGGGATGTTTTAAATACCTACCCCTACAGCACAATTTGTCTGCGTTGTAAAGCTTTTGATGATGGGTTAAGTCAAGATGAATTAGCAGAGTGGTATCGGCGCTGGGATTTTGAAGATGGTTCGCCGTTTCATGAGGGGGATGGGTGGATGCATAAAAGTCAACGCCGAATTTAAGTTTTTTTTGTCATAAACCGGGCTTGAATTTCTGGAAATAGTTCACACAATTCTGCCAACTGCACGGGGGCGTAAAATGCCAGCCATTTGTAATACTGCGAACATAATATTTCTGGCGTGCAGTACCAGAGAGTACGGGGAAAAGCTTTATTACCCTTTTTTTGGGGTATTTGGTGCATTGAATAAATAGGTGAAATCGGGGCATCTTCACTTACTAGTAATGCCCACACATCGATATCCTTCCATTCACCTATGGGTAAAGCACGGACATAAGGAAGTGCATCTTTGTCATCTTGATCGTGAAACTGAAACATGCCTTCTCGACTTATTTCAAAAGCTCTCTCCATGCCTTCACCACCCCGATTACCCCACAAATACATTACATTTTCTTCACCTTCACCGTAGAGATGGTGAAATTGGTACAATGCTTCGTATGTAATACTTTCTGCCACTCCCCCCCAATCCCAAAAGTTGAGAAGCTTACCTTCTTTGGTGCGTAATCCGTAGGTATTGCCCCAGTCAAGATAAGAACGAATTATCTGGGAAAATGGGCGGTCTGTGATGTAGTCTTCAAAGTAAAATTCACCTAAATATTCTTGCCATTCAATCTCTACTAAATAATGTTGGGGTAATTCTGCCCCATTTTTAATAATAAGATGCGTGTAATTGAGTTCGGCTAACTCCAAAATTAACGCAGTTGCCATTGAGTCTTTGCCATAGCCAAACCACAGCCCAGGCGGTATGTTTTGATTTACTCGCGGATCGGCATACCATTGCTGTACACGGGCTATTGTCTTGGCTTTTAGTTTTTTGAATTGGTCGGTTTTGGCGTGGGCAGCGGCGGCGGCATAGCGAGATGGGGGGAGTGCTTCAAATATTCTCATGTTGGTTCGCCTTGCTTGCATCCAGACTCTTGGCTACTCCTGCCCTTTTTGGGCTTTGCGCGTGAGCAAAGCGTATCACCTCTGGCTTGACCAACACCATAAAAATATATACCACAATTTATACAGAATTTATCGCCTAAACCTGTGTCAGACATTTCCAAAGCATCAAGAACATCAGAGGAGCGATCGCACCGAGGGCATTTAGTCATTGACATCCACTAGCTCAATCTCTGTTTCAAATGGTGGGGCGCACGTTGGAAATTGCATCAATTCCCCAAAAATACCCATTAACTCCCAAAGTTGCCAAGTTGAATATCCCTGCTCATCCTCCTCAACAGGACGGCGAGGAAATAAGCTTTCATACTTCCCATGAATCTTTTTATGTCGCTCAACCAAGTGATTTCTCCCAACATCCGTTAGCTTTATTTTTACCTTTTGGTTAAGATTTATTGATTCCACAAATCTCCTTCTAACGCATCTTCTTGGATTTCTTCTGAGATGGGTTCACTAGACACAGTTTCGTCTTCTTGCGCTTCATCAATTAATGCCTGTAACTGTTCAATTGGTAAATCTGCATCCAATTTTAACTGCTGGATACACGATAAAGCTAATTCCCGTGCCACGCGATCGCCTGAATTTTTCAGCACTGCCACGATAAATGCCTTGCAAATTTCCAACTGACGGCGAACATCACCCATCTTGCTAAGTCGCATTGCCCCGTCAGCTAACACAAGCGTACCTTGGAAAGCGCGTAGCATCCCGTCTAAATCAAGTCCCAGCAGCCGAAGTTTCAATTCGTCTACAAATTCAGCAGTAAGCTCGCCCTGCTCCACTAGCACCTCACAAGCTTGAAGTAAGGTTTTAGCCTCCTTCCCAAACTTACCCGCACCCTCGATTTGACTAATTACCCGACCGTGAGCCACATAAAAAGTCTCACGAATTATGGTTTCATAGTCGTAATTTTGAGAGTCAACAAAAGCATCACGCCACTTTCCCGTTAATTTTTTTCCATACAACGATTCATTATTGGTCATTCACTGCAACAGCCTTTAACTACCTCAGCAATAACGCGGCTAACTTCTTGCATTGTCCGACTGCGACGACCATGTTTAAAGTTGTTTTGGCTACTTTTAGCTTTGCCTTCTTCTGTGCGTGGACCGGTTGATTTTTCCCAAGGTTTAGCAGCTTTAATCCGTTGTCTTGCAGCCTCAATAAATTCAGGTGATAAATTGCGGCGGTATTTTTTTATAGGGTATTTTTTGGAATTGAATTCGGCTAGGAACTTCTCAATATCAAACATTTTCTTGTTGATTAACAATAAATCTTACTGCTTCTAGAATAGTCTGCGATCGCCACTGTTGTGCTAGTCCTTCTCTAGGAATCTTGAGTTTATCGGCAGTCAATGCTATCAGCTCTTTAAATTCATCCAACACCTCTTTGTCCAAATACACCAAAAACCGCGTTTGTTCATCTGACGGGTTGTAACTCGCTGATTCAACTTCAGCCAATACCCCATCAAGAATTTCTGTAGTATCAACGGTTACTATTTCATTGTTACCCGTGGTGTAGTCGGTTGAGGAGCGTGCTTCAACATCAACCGTGTTGCCAGAGTAGTCGGTAGCATCAGGGCGTTCAAAATGCTCCTTATCTTGATAATCAAATTCGTCTTCCGGTTCTTCCTCCTTCCTTACTAAAAAAGCTTGCATGAAATTGTTAGCAGTGGAGGTGTCCCAGCCTGCTGTTTTAATTTGGTGCTTGGGCATTTGTGCCAGAATCGCCGCAATTTTACCGGGGTCATCCCGTCCATCGTGGGAGGTGTTGTTAAGCCGCAGTAGTGCCGATTTTTGGCTGAGGGCATCAAGTGTTGCTGGGATAACAGGAGTTTTCGACCAATAGTCACTGCAAAATCGCCCTTGATGCTTGGTAGCTATTTTGTCTCTACCAGTACCTTTTATCCAGCGATTCCACTCAGTTGTGAAGAAATCTTCATTTTGCCGTGACAGCCAATCAGCCCCGATAGTTCTGCCGTGACCTGAGATGAGGTATCCCAGACTACCATCTAGGTTTTGCTGGATACTTGGGTAGGTTAACCAACCAAAGTCTAGCAAGCTTTCGCGTATCCAGGGTAAATCATGTTCTTCGGTATGTTCGCGGGGATTTTCGGGGTGGAATTTTTCGATGATGGTGTGGGTAGGAAGCCACATTACCTCATTCGCTTGGCTCATTTTTTCACCTCTGTTGCTACAGCTTCTTGACTACGCTGCATTGCTTCATTTAACTTAAGTAATGCTGTATCTAGCTGTGGAGACTGCGAACAGTTTTTAGTCAGCCATTCGGCAAGACAATTAAATCTACCAATTAATTGCCATTGTTGTTGTACAGGTGTCATTAGTTTTCTCGAAATTTTTATACTCTTAATATCATAAGATTTCGCCCAAAGATAAATCGTGCTATGGTCGATTCCAAGATAGGTTTCACACCAGTGCAGGCTTTTACCTTCCTTGATATGTAACAAAGCTTTATGTTTAATCTCTTCCCCATACCCACGCCTGCCTACTGGTAACGGATTCTCTACAAATTGATGACCACAGGATTTGCAGAGGTATGATTGTTTACCAGTACGTTTCCCGTTTTTGATGGTTTCATACTTGCCGCAACTAGGGCATTTCACGCGCCCTTGAGTAATTGACCGTAATAATTGTATAGATTCGGTTTCAATTCTTTTGATTTCGCTTAGTTTCAACGAATACTCACGCGCAACTTCTTTTATGGGAATTACTTCTATGTATATACTACGGATAATGGCAGCGTGTTGTGGCGGGAGTTGAGACAGTAGCGGTTCCCACTCAAAATCATCATCCACGGCATTATCAGTTAGCGACTGGGGTAACTCTAGCAAATGCTGTGTACACGCTACTGCTGACTCTTGGGCTAATTCTAATTCTATATCAAGTGCTGCTGCTGCCTGGATATAGGGTATACCTTCATTTTTAGAATGCCGATTAACTTTTTGATAAGTTTCTTGCAGCTTTCGGGGTATCTTCACCAAATGCCCTTTATCGCGTAGCCATTGTAGTATTCCACCTTGGATGAAAGGGATAGCCAAGGTGGAGAATTTGCGGTTTTTGGTAGGGTCGAACCGTTCCACTGCTTTGATTAATCCCAAAATACCAACTTGTACCAATTCTTCAAAGGGCAGCGTGCAGTAGTTTGTCATTTTGTGAGCAGTCATGTGGACTAAGCCCGTGTTTTGCTCAACTAAAATGTTGCGGAGACGGATATCTTTGTTTTGATGATACTCAAGAAATATTACTTCATTATCTAAATATGTCGTGCAAACCATTTCACCCTAATATCCGAATGACTTTCACAATAAGCGTAGAGGGGCAATTCACCACTGACCCGGAAACTGGAAATCCGGTACAGGTGACAGTCCCTTACCAAGTAGAAGCATGGTTGCAGGGTAATAACAGCGTAAAACCTGAACCTGGAAGTAACCCTAACATGGTTATGCTACAGGGATATTCCGTAAAACCACGGATTTTACCAAACGAAATAATCTATAAACAATCTGAAGCAGTTGCAGTTTACATAGACCCCTTAACTGGGAATCAGCACCAAGGGAAATTTACACTCAAGCCAAAGTTTGACAGTAACCGTCCTCGTGTTGCTAAAGCATTGGCAAGAGGGATTGGAACCCAGATGGAGGGGACATTTGAATGGAGTTAAGCCGAGAGCAAGAATTTAAGATTTGTAGTTTCAATCAGCAAGTCAAATATTTGACCGAAATTGAAGTTAAACAAAAATTGGTGGAGATGTACCAAAGGATGATTATTCTACAAAATCATTATCAGCGGGAAATCAAAAAAACGTGGTTGATTAATGATGTGGGAAAATAATTTTGTCCTACCCTGTCCTACTATGTCTACAAGTATGGATATTAACCAAGTCGCTGAATATCTGGGTGTTTCCCACAAAACAGTTCGCCGTTACGTCAAGGCTGGAAAGCTTAAGGTAAAGTATGTTGAGGGTAAGGGAGTATACGATCAAGCCGAGGTAGAAGCGTTAAAACTTGACAAGCAAACACCCGTACACCGTGTTTTCCCATCGGTGGAGGAGGACATTCAATTGTCCCAGTTTGTCCCACCAGAAATTGAGGGTCGAATTATACATCGACAGCAAGGGTTTGAAGAATATTATACTCTGCGATATTTGGAAATAAAGTTAACGCTGACTATAGAAGAGTGCGCGATGATATCAGGTTTTTCTAAGGCTGGGTTAAGGAGTGCGGTAAAATCGGGAACATTAAAAGCAATAAAATATGGTGGTCGCTGGAGAGTGCGATCGCGTGATTTAGAGGAATACGTAAAATGCCTATTTGGAGATCGTGGACACCCCCACAACTGACTATCACCACCGCAACGTACCGATGGACAGCACCCTACGCCTATGATGTTCATGAGCGTCAGGGAAATCGCTGGACTGATAGAGGGTTATCGGGGAGTAATTTACCTGCTGAGTTTGCCACAAATTACCAAACTACCCACAATCTAGATTCGGCATTTACCATGACTGCTAATTACCTCAATCTACGTTTTTTACAAGAGTGTCCGGTTCGTAGTGGTCAGTTGAAAGCGTCGCAATCGATAACATTTTCTTAGCTTGAACAATTGTTCCTAGAAGCAGGAAAATATGCCCCAACACATCCACACCACCGCCCAACTCCGAAGCGCTCTTGCCGATTTACTTTTCGCCGAACTAGGGAATTTTGCCAACAATCAACCCGCCATCTGGGTTGAACCACCATCTACACCCAAAGGTGGCGCGAGTGGTGGTGTGGAGGTGAGTATTTCTCGGTTCAAGAATGTTTCTAGTAGTTCGCTGATGCTAAACAATCAACAAGAACAGCGCTACGAATGGATTGTAGCGGTGAAATTATATGAGCGCACCCCTGAAGCTTACAGCAAATTCAACAGCGCTATTGAAAAAATGCGGCGTTACTTCCCCAGGAGGCGAGAGACGGTATCACCTTACAGTGAAGAGGAGAATTTGATTGCTACGTTTCGACTGAGTGAATTGGAAGTTATCAATAGTTACGTTTAACTTCTTGCTGTTATTCTCAATAAATAAGTCTGCGTTGCCTAACTATATCAGGATAAGCGCAGATTTCATTGAAAAATCTTTCAACATCTATTGACATTTATTATTAATTATGCTATAATAGAGAAAAGGGGGAAAATCTCTTCAATCCCCCCCTCACTACAGACTTTAAATCATGGCGATTCAACATCTTCTCACTTTGGCTATCGAAGCTATCTTCTATTGCTTCACCGCTTTCATGGCAATAGACATCTTCATCCGCTACACTGCTCCATTTTCAGTCCCGCCATTGCCTAAGAAGACAAAAAACCCCAAACCCCAGAGTCTGGACGAGCTTGAAAACGACGGGATTTATAATTTCGGACTCGCCTTGGCGCTCTCAGACCCCGACTAACGCGGACTTTGGGGGCAGCGCGATCGCGCTGCCCCGGCAATATCAAACAATCAACGCTATACTCTGCACACTTCCGACCACTACACTCCTTAGTTGGCATCACGCCTGGGGCAATGCGATCGCGATTATGTAATCCCAAATGGAATCTACGAAAAGCGCTAGCGCAACAAGGTAGCTGGGACAGATCGAAAAATGCTAAGACCCGCACCCCGCTAGAGTTTGTCACCACGGCGATGGTTCCGGAGTCGCTGGTTCCTTTGGAAAAGTCGCCCTCCTCAATAATCAAAGAAAGGTTGGCGACGGTTCGATCCTTGGCAAATATATCTATAGGAGCAGAACCCAAAAGGCTTATTAGGGTTGCGTTGAGTGTCGAGGAGGGCGATCGCTAATTAAGTGAATCTGCGATCGCCTACCTGAAAATTGCTGTAATCAATACTGGATACTTATTCCCCACTTGCTAGCCTGACAAACATTTCTTCAAAACTTAATCCTTCTTGTGATGCTTGAAAAGCTATCAACTCGCACCATTCAGGAGTAAGTCGGCGTATTGATGCCGACAACAAACTGGCTGAATCAGCTGCCATACCTCTTTTTTTAACGGCAGCAGCAGCTTTCAAAACCCAGTAGTCCATATCTGCTAACTTAGCTGTTTGCACTCGTGTATCGTCTATTTTTGGCAGCCTAGCAGCTATTTCATCCCAGTTTGGAACTTCCATATTACTTTCTCATAGCTTTTTATCTGCCGTTATATTACTATAATCCTAGAAAAAGATGCGCCCAGTGCTGACGACACCGGACGACTTCCCCACCATCAGAAACTACCTGACAGAGGAGCAATTCAAGTATGACTCCAATTGAGCTTCAAATAAAGTGGAATTTATCAAACACAGAGCTTGCGATCGCAATTCGCAAGACAGAAGAAACTATCAAGGCGTACAAGGTTAGGAAGTCAGCGCGATCGCACCGCAACCCGCCACAAAGCACTATTTTGTTGTGTGAATTACTAGATAAAGAATGGGAAGCAGCAGGCACGGCACAGATACGTCTAGTTGCCGCATAGGTACAAAGTAACCGACAAAGTAGATTGCCCGCACCGTGCGGGTTTCTTATTGTGATAGTGCAACCACAAAAACTTGCACTATGGACAGCACAACGCATTTACAGACACTTGAAAACTCCCTTAATCCCCGCGACCCTCAGACAGTCGCCCTCAAAAACCTCAAAGCGGTAAACAACCGATTGATTGATGCGATCGCAGAAGCTCACGAATCATTGTTAAAATCCGCCGGCTCATCCAGCGAACCAGACAAAATCTTGAGTGCTTGCAGTATCCTTGCCCAGGCTTTGGCAGAAGTAGCAAAGGTTTAGTTTTGTTTCAATTGTTGCAAAAGCTGCCTCATGTATGCATTGTGAAAAGCGATCGCATTCAGTGCAGACAACGAAGCATCAATACTTCCAAAACTGCCTAAACCCAGCACGATAGTGCAATGCGATCGCACTCTCACCTATTGCTTCAAAGCGATCGCACTTCACAGATTGCAACTTCCTTCAAACCCGTTGCAGCAAGCATTGTAAAAATCGAGTTCAAAAACAGAGAAATTTTTATGGCGAGAGAGGGGGAAACCCACAGAAAAATCTTTGAATCGCAGTTTGGGAAACCAGTTAGAGCGCAAGCCTGGAATGCGATCGCACTCCAGATGAAAGAAGCTCAAATGCCTTTCACTGTCGAAAATTTAAAGTTTGTTGCCAAATGCAAAAGGATTGCCAATTACCACAGAGTCAAGTCACCGGTTCTCAAAAATGTCATCACAGCAGCTGCCCAATTGGGAGAGGAGGCATACGGCTTTCAAATTCTCCAATGCGTCTTCCGACTTAAACCTGGGCTGACGCGAGACAAGTTTTATCGAGCATTCCGCACCTCTGGTATCCCCTTCAAACAGTCCTTTCAGTTCAAAATCCCTGAGCTAGGGGAAGTCCTTTACAAAATATTCGTGGAAAGATGAACCAAAATAAAGTCAAAGTTATTCAGTCGCAGTTGAAGCGTCGCGGGACGAGCATGTCCTTGGCAGATATCAGGGACGCTCTAGCACTGTCCTACGGTGAGGATGTAGAAATCGACGACGAAATTGTTGCCGCAACTGTAGAAAAATTAATTGGCAGTGCAGTGGTTGAATCAAGTAGCGCCATGACTGTGGAAGAAAAACCAGAATTAATTACAACCAATATAGAAAAAGAAAAAATAGTTATTTCGGTAGCTCAACAAATTAATGTGTCGTTGCCGATTGAAGCAATCAAGCAAATAGCATCAAGTATTGATTGGGCAATTGATTCTCGTTCCGCCTTAATGAAAGAACTGCGGAGTGCAATTCAAGCTTGGGCAGATCATAAATTAGCAGAAGCTCAAAAAATAAGTGATGAAATTCGCGAAGAAACTAATCAATTATTTGTAGATGTTTCTCAAACAATTAATAATGCGATCGCTTCTGACAACGAATTGTTTGAAATCAAAGCTATGGAAATGAAGAGCGTAGTAGACCAAGCTGTTGAAACTTTTCGGACTTCCCATAAAGAAATCCTTGATATTTTCAAGATTCCAGCTTGAAGAAATTGAATCTTACACAAAGTCACACAAGTTGAACTTGCTATTGCTTGTGCTTGCATTTCCACTTCTACTATTAACTTTCCAAAATATTTTGTATGGCAACCCCCAAACACATCAAAACCCGTATCAACACCAACACCAAAGCAGGTAGCGCTGCTGCTAGAGTAACCGGATTTAGTCCACAAGAATTAGAGCAAATATTGAAAGGCGATCGCGTCGCCATCAAAAAGCTGCGTGACTGCTATTACGAGTCAAGAATGGCTGAATTAACTTTGCCGATGATGGAAGAAACTATTCCCAAAAGCATTGAGGTTAATAAACGGTGGAATCAGCTATTAGGAAAGTACGTTGCCCAAGGTAGCGCGGCTGATTTAGCTATTGAATCATCTGCGACCCAGGCATCTTTTGCAAACATGAAATATGTTCATGGGACAAAAGAGCTAAAAGAAGGATTTCAAGCGCAAGTGGAAATTGAGCGGGAACGGCATAGCAACCAAATTGATTATCAACGAGCTAAATTCTACGTTGATATGGTTTTTCAAAATGTTGATGCTGACACTAGGCAATTTGAGCAGGGGAAACGAGTAGCAGTAGCCCAACTAGTGGCAGATGAAGCTTATGAAATGGAATCAACTGTGGCAGTTTGGGAACACGGAACCCTTGACCATATCAAGCGCAAGAACTATGAATCGCATCTAACCAAGCCAGGAAACATCTGGCGCAGAATGAAAAATGCTTTGGGGATTTAACTTTGACAACTTTTTGCGCCTTCTTCATCTACTGTCTTTCATTAAATCAATCTGTTAATTCCGTCCAACCAGTAACGGTTCAACCCGTTACTTCCCAAAAAAAACCAGCACCTATTCAGCCTAAACGCCCTAACGCACAAACATGTAAAAAGTTTCAATACGATCCGAATCATAAGTATTTAGCTACAATTTCTTCCGCAGAACTTCAAAAGGAATGGGAGTTGTATCAAGAGTGGGAAAAATCTGGATGCGGCTTTAACGATTATTATGAAAACCGAATTTGAGTATGCATCTAATTGGCAAAATACTCGCAGAAAAACTTTAAAACTGATGCCAAGATGTACCTGTAATCCACTGCACAAAGCATCAATTGTTCACCACTTAAAATACAAGCGATCGCTCTTACGTCGGTTATTTGGTTGTTTCTTGTTACATAATCCTTTTCAAGCTTCGGTATCAGGCTACGAGATTCTTGGTTGGGACATCGTACCCGTGTGCAGCAGCTGTCACGAAAATAGTTATGGTCGAAGTCTCAATCACAAGAGTGTCCATTACACAAAAGTTTGGAAACAGAAAGGCGGATTAAATAATCACAACACATTCTTTTTTACGTGGAAGATGCGGTTTCTATTTTGGATTTGGATTAGTTTATTAATGCCATTAAGATGTTGCCATCAATTGATGAAATCGTTGAAGAAAGAGAAGAAAGCGAGGTAGAGAAAGTCTATACTGACTACCTCGAAAGACTGGAAATGTCGCGCTTATCAACTGAAGCTGCATTTGATTTTATTCGCAATTGTTTAATTTCGCTAACAGCAAATACCGCGAATACAGCAATGATCTACGTCTGTATCGACTTTGGAATGCACTGGTTATCAGCCTCTATGTTTGGTTTCGGATTGGGCTTGATTCCGGTGGCATATCACCTCAATAATGCTGGTATTGATTTAAGTAGTGAATTTAAAGTGAAAAAGATTGGTGCGTTAATAGTAGCTGGCGGCTGCCTAGTCGCTGCATTTAATGTTAGTTATCAGTCAGGGGGAGAAAAGCGAACTCTAATTGATTTTACGAATAAAGGATTGATGGAATCTTCGCGAGAAGTTGCCAACTATGAAGTCAAATTTAGCCCGTGGGATGGGGTTAATTTTTGGTTTTCGTATCATTCCATGCAAGCGGTAGGGAGTGGGTTAATCCCTGCTTTATTGGGTGCGATCGCAATGAAATATTTAAGAGGCAGGCGATAAGTGGAATGGTTAAAACTATTTAAGCAGCAAAATCAAGCCGCACTAATTATGTGCGGTTTTCTTGCAGCGTCGGGAATAGTAGCGCAAGTTTATTCGTTGTCCGGGACTAAATACGATGTAATTGAATATTGTTTTAAACCCCACAGAATTAATAATAAAAAAGCTAAATACTGCACTGACGATAAAAAGTATATTGCTCCTTTGGGATTTTACGAGCAAGAGAAATATGCTCCCGCAAACCCGCGTTTTCAGCGGGAGGATATATTTGTACTCTCAGATAAAATGACGCGGTTGCGGACGATTCCAGCGACAAATCCGCAAGCTAAGAACTATGCGATCGCTGGATTGATATTAGAAATTGCTGCTACATTTTTAATTTCTCAAAGAGCTAAACGTTATAAGCGGGAATTTGCCGCTTATTTTGAGCAATTAAAAACTGATTTAAATCAAGAAATTAAACTTAACGAACAAAAGCGATCGCTCTTCAACCATAAAGTTGCGGTTGAAACTGAATATATCAAAGATGCCATTACCGACCGCGACGCTGTACAGCGCTATCAAGATAAACCGCCAGAGTTGCGCGAATTTGAGTCACAGCAAGCTCGTCTCCATAACGAAGTAGTAGAACTTCAAAGGCAAGTACAATTAGCTAAATTTAAGGCTGAGATAGCCAAATTAGAGGCAGATGAAGCTAAATTTAAAAGTGAAGCTTCTCGACATTTGAGTGCAACGGCTGACCCCTTAGAGTTGGCAGAAGAAATTGATTATAAAGCTTTATGCCCTGGAAAAGTAGGAGAGCTTGAATTTTATGATTGGCGAAACCTAGCTGATGATGCTGTTGGTATTATGGTTGTGGGGAATAGTGGTAGCGGCAAGACTAGCGTAGCCAGTTGGATTGCGGGGTGGCTAACCAAAGACAAACCAGCGCAAGTTTTGGCGCTTGACCCCCATGCAAACAGAAATCCGTTATGGAATCAGTTAAACATTTATGTAATTTCTGATTTTCAATTAATTCAGCGCCAATTAGAAATCTTGTTGGAAATTCTCGATCAAAGACGCGCTATGACGTTTGAAGAAGTTGAAAATGCAGATACAATTATTTGTTTTGCAGATGAGCTTTCTGCTTGTATCAAACAATTTAATGACCCCAATGTAGTAACTCATTCGCTTGAAAGGCTTGGTTGCGAAGGGCGGAAATATAAAATAGTTTTCATTGCTATGAACCAAAGTATAAATACCAAAGATAACAAAGATACCTCCGCTGCAATGTTATCAAATTATTTGATTATTCGATTGTGCGCGATCGCCCGTCAAATTTCTGAGCGGTGGAAAAAAACCGATCCTCGACACAAGCACGTCCAAGAAACGGCTTACAGTTGTGTAATTTGTGGTTCGGCTTCTACTAATGTTGCCGTGCATCCTACGCACCACAGCTACAAACAATACAAGCAAAAAGGTAACAAGCCTCTTGGATTATTACCAATAAATCAACTTCCCCTCACAATTCAATTAGCATCTCCCCAGGATATTCAAACTGATTGGCACGAGGACTTAATACTATGGGCAGACGAACTAGGAAGGCTACCAAATCCCCAGGAAATAAAAGAGCATTGGGAGGAAATGATGGGACATCCCCCAAGCGGCAAGCAAGTGGAAATGCTGCACGAATATCTAAAAAACCGGAACTAGATTATTCAGTGCGGTACGGCAATAATTATAGTCGGGAGTGTGCTGTAGCTTGGGAAACTCATAAAGATTTGGGGTCTATTTGTGTATGCTGTTTAAAAGCTAAAGCAACTCAGTTGCATCATACGTCTTATGGGGGAAACCCTCTAAACAGGCTATATGAAAACTGGACACCTGTTTGTGTTAAATGTCATCGAAACTTATGTCATGATAAAACAAAATACTGGGTTCTTGATAAAAAGAATCCAGTATGGGGAAATTGCAATACTGAAGAGTTCAAAAAAAGACTTAAGCTAGGGTTGGATCTTTTACGGTGTCTTTATTTAAATTCCTTTATTAAATAAAAACGCTTTCATTTTTCAGGAATAAAAGCGCAGAGAATCAACTTAAAATGTTGCTTAAATCTTAACTATTTTCCCCAGAATTGTCAATAAAAAAGCACCTTTCGGTTAACGACAAAGGGTGCTTAATACGTGAAAAAAAACTAAATCCATTGCTTTAACCCTAACCTTCAAAACTCCAATCGTCAAGGAATTAAACTCGCTAACTTCTCTTCAATCCTCGCTATTTTCCGCTGCATAATCGCTTCAGCTTCAGTTTGCTGAACTTGTGCAGATAGTCGCCCTAATTGACTTCGCACATCTTCAATTGCCTCACTATTGAGCGCGATCGCATCCCGCAAATTCTCTTCCGCTGCTTCCATACGCGCTAACATTAAAGAGTGTTTTTCGAGAAGTGCAATACTTTGCTCTTCTTTTCGTACTTGGTTTACTTGAATTGACTGTTTTTTATCGCTTATCCAAGTAAACCAAGCGCTAAAAATTGAGAATAAAAGAGCTAATACTCCCACTGATTCAAGAAAGGCTTTCCAAGTTGTAAAGGGTAAGTAGATATCGAAAATGCGCTTTGCCAACCACATAGCGATCGCACAAAATATCAGAGTAAGAATTAACCAAACTAAATATTTTTCATACTTCGCGTATCTTTGATAAAGTCTCTTCCTCGAATTGGGAAAAATCTCGTTCGGATTCATATAATAAGATGATTTGTTCATTTCCAAGAATTATTTCATCGCCATGTTTTAGGCAAGCATATTCAACACGCCGACCATTTACAAAAATGCCATTAGCGCTCTTGTACTGCCCCCAGCCATCAATTAATTGGTAGCCAATTTCGTCTCGATACAAAACGCAATGTATCGCAGATAAATACTTGGCTTGGTTGAAGATAATTAAAGTCGGGGTTTGGTCAAATGCGATCGCTTTTTTTATGCACCTATGCTTAATTCTGCCGATTATATAGTTACCATCTAGGACAAGACGAAATGAGTCGCTCCCGGACTCATTTATAAGTAGCGAGTGCCGTTTCAACTTACTCCTTATTCTTTTTTTGCGCTTTGAGCCAAGCCAGAAGCTCCAGCAATCGCTGTACCAGCCAGCCCAAGACCAGCTGCTGTTTTAGTCTCGCTTAAGTCAGAAAATATTACAATGATGCCAATTATTCCGCCAATTATTCCTAACAATAAAGGCGTTGAGGCTTGAATTAAATCAACTTTCATAGTTTGCTTCCATCCATAATTGTTGTTAGAAATACATAATTATTGTTGGCTTGATAACGAGGGTCTGATTTGATAATTTTCATAAACTCTAAATGACCTCTTGTGGACTGACCCACTAAACAGCCGGCACTAGCTCCATCGACTTGGGGCATGTCGTACCCCCAGTGTTGGTTTACACCAAAGTCTGAGCCGATCACAACAGTGTCGCCAGTGCGAAAACCGTCTTTATTGCGATCACGATAGCCTTTAATCTCGCCAACCTGCACCAAGGCTTCATGGGTTTTATGCCAGCCGACAGACCAGGCTTTATACTGACTCAAGGCGACACGGAAAGCACCACCTGGATTAAGAGGATTGATTGTATATTTTAATCCTGGCTCTGTGGTTGCGTTCCAACAATTACTAATTTTAGGAATGCCGTTTTCAACCCGTAAAATCAAGCGCAAATCATTCCACTCATTCATGGTGTCGGCGTTGGGTTTGCCGTCTGAGTTGCAACCTTCCGCGTACACAATATTGTTGTGTCGTTCATCAATCCAGTAATTTTGAGCCAGCATATATTTAGCGATACGGGCTGCAAAATCGCCCTTGCTTAAGTCAAGTTTGGGCTGAGGTAAGGACTTAAGTTGCAGCAACTCAGGTGTTAAAACTTGACTTTTAGTAATTTGAAGTAATTCAGCTATGGCACATCTGGTTTGCGCCCCTACTTTTCCGTCAGCAGTCCCAGATAATAATTTTAAATTAATCAATATTGATTGCACAAATGCAGCTAATTCTTTGTCAGCAGCAATTGCTTCAATATCTAAAGTATTTAATTTCATAACGTCACCATGCTATAAGAGTTAGAATCAGCATGGCGCTCACACGCCCTTTTATGATGGCAAATGCTTTTGAATAAGGCATCGTGGCTGTTACTGAAAGCAAAAGCTCAGGATTGCCTGAGCTTTTGGTATTAATATTGACGAAATATAAAGAAATTAAAAAGGCTTATTACTAACTTGATACTTACTCCACAATCCCACTCGCTGTCATCGTAGTAGATCCGCTTGCTACTTGTGCTTGGATTCTGACTGATTCCATCCCTTCGCAGCGCATTCTGAACCAGCCATTGCCACCCGCAGGAATGGTAATAATAGTCCCGCTACTCACGCCACTGTTGATAATTTCAGCGCTGCCATTGTTAGCGGTTTTACCGTTACTGGTTGTAAAGTCGGCGGTAGTAGATGCAACTGCATTCCAAATAGTCAAAGCGCTATTAAACCGTGCTTGCACTTGTAAACCTGAAAGTGCAGTAGCACCAGTATTCTGTAGTTGTACACCCAAAGTATTTTTACCCCGACAATCAAAGGTGATTACGGTCGTGAGTATGGTAGTAATGGTTACAGCACTAGCTGTTTGTGCTTCTAAAAAAAAGGTTTCTGCTACACTACGCACCATAGCCATCAAAGAACCGGAACGCGCCGCAGTGTCTCCAGTAATGCCCAGTGATCGCAACTTGGCGTGAATTGACCCCGTACTAGATGCGGTATCAGAAGTTGTACCAAGCCCTTCAGCCAAAGCACGTAGCCGTGCCATGAGCGTACCCGTAACTGACAAGGCATCGGAAGTTGCACCGATTGTGTCGGCAATTAGCAGCCGCAATTTGGCATGAATCGAGCCTGTAGCAGAGGAAGCGTCCGTTGCATCCCCTAACAGGTTTTGCCAAAGACCGCGAATTATTGAAGCAATTGTGCCGTTATCGCTAGGGCTATTTATAGGTGAATTGTTGGTTTCACCCAGGCGGTCATAAGTTCCTTGGTCAGCAAAACTAAAAACATCGGGGTCGCCAGTTGTCCCATCTCCAGAGGCGGATTTGCGCTGGCGTAATGCACCGGAACCATCAATATAAGAAACACTCATTAAAATTCAGTCGCGAAAATAGAAGTTAATTGGTCAGTAAAGACAGCTGAATAATTAACGTCGCTGAAGGATATCGGATAAGATTCCACCCAGCGAGAAGATTTCCCGTTAATATCTAATGCTGCTACCCTCACATAGTATTTCCCAAATTGCAGTCCTTCAAATTGGGTGTTTGTATTATCAACAGTTCGCGTTTCCACCCAATCGCCATCATCACCATATCTGTATTCAACAAAGTAACTGGTGATAAATGGGTCGCGTTGCCCATTATTTAACGGGTATTGCCAAGATGCATTTAATGTGTATATGAAAAAGTCTCCACTATTAATTGCTCGGTAAGATAGCAATATATTTCTAGGAGCATTTACAACGAGAGGCACTCTATTAATTGTCGGGCGCGGTGTCAGTGACCAGCCTTGCTCAATTGAGTTGTATTTATCACTTCGATATTCTAAAGCGGTGATTTCGTGCAGCATCTCTCCACTTCCCGGTGCTGGTAAGCGGTTAAGGACGCGAAATAATTGCGGCTGCACAGTAGTGCTGGCTAGTATCCAATTACTCTCGGCAGGTGGGGGGTCGCTACTGAAAGAATTTAAATTTAGGGTGGTATGAGAGCCTGGGGCATTTGTAACGGTACGCTCAGTTACCGTCCCATCGCCCATCATCACTGTCAGGGTATAGGTTTCGCCAGAATTTAGGACCACTGGATTATCTAAGGTTACGCTGCCACGAGTAGATGAAGCGATTAACCCGCCGTAACGAATATCGGCGCGTTTTGCGTCAGAAATTCTGATAATGTCGCCCGGTTTTGTGTAGGCACCGTAGGCACGGACTCGGAAGGTTACAGTTTCTGTTTCTAAATGTTCTGTTAAAAGCGCCGCTAGTCCAGCGCGTCGCGCTTGCCCTCTGGAAGTGCAAGCAAAGGAAGACATTTCCAATTCCCGTACACCATATTTAGCAATGCCTTCAGGGTCTTCTACTGTTTCGATGGTTTGTTTATAGAAGTCGTCGGGGTCAACCCATGTTACCAATGCAATGGTATGTCTGCTTTTTAGCCCGGTGCGGCTATAAGAAAACATGCCATTTTCGATATCAGCTTGGGTAAACTGCGCTACTGGGGAGCCTGGTTTATCAGCTGCAAAAGAAATTGCACCATTCATCCAGTAAGAAAAGCCACGAAAAATTGAGCGGATAGATTCGATAACTTTGTAAGCCTCTTCTTTCCCTTCAATTAGTACGTGGCATTGAAAACGGTGTTCTGTACCGCCTTCACCATTGGGAACATATTCGTTGCAGTACTGTGAAATTTCGTAAAGCGCCCATTTATCGATTTGGGATTGGTTGATGTAACGTCCCAATCCGTAGCGAGAATTGGTAACGAGGTCATACAAAATCCAGGCGGGGTCAGCAACTGCTACAGATGGGATGTAAAAAGTGCCGTCCCAAATGCCGTTGTATTGTAGTCCCCTTGTGGCTGTGGGTGTAGCGTTGGTAGGGATAGCGATTTTGCGCCCCGCAAGTTTGAGCGAGATTTGCGGAATTGATTCAAATTGTGCTACATCAAAACGGAAAGCAAATAGGGCGCTATTGGGATAACGCAATTTGGTTTCAGTAGCTTCAATTAATGTGCGCCATGTCAATGCGCGTTGGTAGCGCGTGGTATCAGCGTCTTGAGGGGTAACACGCTCTACACGCACAGAAAAATCGTTAACTGTACCACCTAAGTTATTTACTGGAAAATTATATTCAAATTCTGTGAGTGTTGAGTAACGCCCTTTGATTGTTTGGTCAAGGCGCTGTACGAAAGCGCCTTGACCTTCTTTTACATAAATCCGAAATTGGATTTTTGACCCCAACACTCCACCTTTGGGAGGATATTCTTGTAATACGATAGCAATCCGAACACGGATAATATCAAGGTTAGCATTAATTATGGAGCGGGTGAGGGGAAACTGTTGCTTGATTTCTGCCCCAACATTGGTTTCTGACGAAATCTCATCAGAAAAACCCGCTAACCTATCTTGCCCTTGGGTTCCACTCCTCCAATCCCAAGTAAAAGATTGGAAGTTTTGACTACCATCGCTATTTTGTGTCGGTGTTTCGTCGAAGTAAATTGATTGTGTCCCATTAGCAAGTCCTTCGATTTCCCCTTCAGATACAATACCCAGCATCTGAGCAATTGAAGTACTGCGCCCGCTGTCTGCCTCTTCTTTGGGCTTTGACTTCTTGCCTAGTATCCCCCCACTACCCGATAAGTTTAATACTTGCGCCCCTTTAGGGCGGCTTCGTTTTTTCTTGGGCATTGCTACTTAGTCAAATACGTGACTATCTTTGCCGAAACCAAATACATCCCAACAACAACCACCCCATAAATTATTGGTACTCTCCCCCCTTCTTTGGTTGTAGTCGAAGGGTTGCCAAAACCGAGAGATTTTTTGCTTTCTTTGGCATCAGGCGAACTTTGACGACCAAATAAGGAAGATATTCCACCTAAAAGCATTGCACCACCAGTAAGGATAAGGGTTGTGGCAGAAATGCCCAAAAATCCCACTCCCGTCAGTCCTAGCCCGATTAATGCCACACCTCCAATAATCCGCCCGACTGTCCCCGCACCAGCAATAACGGGAATAATACGAATTGACCGCACCTGCGGAGATATCGGACTACAAAGTTGGGTATCATCTATTTCTTGATACCCTACTTTTATTTGATAGTTCACACCCCGGTGTGCAGCTTCGTATAAATAAGTTGCAAATCTTGGGAAGTTTGCACGTAATGAGGCAACTGCTTCGGCAACACTATTAACATCGACTGTAATTGTATCTATAAATATATCAGCGAGTTCACCGCACAAAGTAACAGTAATCATTTTGAATGAAGGAAGAAGGAAGACGGAAGAGGGAAGAAGGTTGAGGATCATAGGGAAGATTTAAAATAAATTCAACCTTCTTCCTACTTCCTCCGAACTTCTTCCTTCGCTATGAGCTACCCTATACTTCCCTTAACACCGACATGGGGCAATCCAGAACAAGAACAGGCTGATGTTGCTAAAACCAAATATGGCAAGGCTGGTGTTGAACAGCGCGATTTTATTGGGATTAATCCCCTTTCTACAAGTTGGGATATCAGCGTTAATATTCGCAACTTTCAAGAAGTTGATGATTTTTTGCTTTCGCGTCGTGGACAACCATTTCGCCTAAGTTTGGATGGAGGAATTACCGACGATGGAAAGTTCTACATTTGTACGGAGTGGCAAATACAGCAATTAGGGATAGGAGCAGGAAGCTTCAATGCCAAGATTAATCAGGTGCGAAGATTACAACCATTGCCTTTCGCGGGGGAGGGAAGTCCAGGTGTAGCGTACAGAATAATGTATAAATTTGAGATTACCGGGGACGGGGGACCTTATACCTTCTTTGATAATCAAATCATTGATCTATGGGGTGTCATTGGTGAATTCCAGACAATACGGAATCAAGGAACCATTAATCTATTTTTAGAATGTCAAGGCGATCTTTATAATCCTTATACACCATCTCCTGTGTTAGTTGCTTTAACAGGGTATTCAGGGTTTACTCCTGAATCGGATATTAGGAATATTAGCATTATTTCTATTAATCCACTATGAAGTTCGTAGGAAGAAGGAAGAGGGAAGAAGGATGAGTTAGTTGCTTTGTAACTTTTGAAGAGTAGATACCATAATACGCTGTAAGTCATCTACTTCTTTCAAAACAGCAGTAAACAAATCAGGATTAGCTAACCCTACTTCTTTGGCAATAATTAATTGTGTGTCTAGTTCCCTTAAACTGCCTAACGCAATTTGCAGAAACCTTATATATTCTGCTTTATGTACCCTTCCGTAGCCCTCGGCTATATTTGAAGGGACAGAAACCGCAGAACGCCTGATTTGACTAGTTAAACCATATATCTCAGAGCTAGGGAAATGCTTAGTTATTTCATAACAAGAGATGGAAAGCTGAATACCGCGCTTCCAAATAAACTGTTCTCTGTGACTCATGATGTTTGAAGGAAGAAGTTAGAAGTAGTTCTAATTTTATCATCCTTCTTCCTCCTTCCTTCTTCCCTCTTCCTTCCTTATGATTAGTAATTTAATATCACTCAATCCAGATTCACCAATTGAATTATTTGAAATATCGGGGTGGAATTTAATTACGCCGTCAGAAAGTTTATATATTTGTAACTTTACAGGTGTAGCTTTTGAAGGCACAGAATATTCAGCGATTGGGTGTGAAAGCGAAGGATTTGATTTAATTGGTCAAGGTTCGATTCCGACACCACAATTAACTGTGTCCAATATTGGGCGGGTGATTAGCGATTTACTTTTTATCTGCAAAACTAATCCGAATTATCGGCTTGAAGGGTCAAAGGTATTACGCCGTGTCACCCAAAGGCAATTTTTAGATGGGCAAGAAAACGTCAATGCGGCGATTAAAGAACTTCCCCGACAAGAATATATTATTGAGCAGATGCAGGAAGAAACGTATTTAGCCGTGAAATTTCGTTTGGGAAGTCCGTTTGACGTGGAGGGTGTCACACTTCCAGCGCGTCCACTGTTACGATCTTGTTCTTGGAGGTATCGCAGTGCTGAGTGTGGGTGGACGGGGGGAATGCTTACTTTAAATAATCAGTCAACTACCAATTCCGCGCTAGACCAATGTGCAAAATCACTCCCGGCTTGTGAATGCAGGTTTGGTCAGTACACAGATTTACCTTTTGGTGGTGCGCCTGGACTCAACACTTATCGATAAAAAGCAATCGCATAGAAGGAAGCTAATTATGAAGTTCCGTAAAAAGCCTGTAATTATTGAAGCTGTACAAATCGACAACCGAATGACTGTTGAAACCCTTGAAGGGACAATGACCGGCAATCCCGGAGATTGGTTAATTACAGGCATCAAAGGGGAGCTATATTTTTGCAAAGACGATATTTTCCAGCTAACCTATGAACCTGTTAATACTCAAGAGGCTTAATGTCCGGCTACCAAAATGCCAATAGCAATTCTAGAACTACCACCCACTTGGGATGCAACTAAAAAGGTTGCAGTGCCAGCTGCGATAACCAAACTAGGCGACAGTTACGGGCAAGTTGTGGTGGAAGGAATAAAAGGAGCAACCCACGAATGGGATGTGAAATCGCCGGCATTACTCCCTGAAGAGGCACAAGATAAATTAAGTCAATTGCGAGTGTTCTCTGGTGTGACTCCATTTTTGTGGAGTCCCGATAACGAATTGACCATACTGAGAAAAATCTACACCTGTGAAGGTTGGACACTGACCAGGGTGGGAATAACCGCTCATCAAATTAGCGCGACATTCAAGGAAGTTCCTTGACTTGCATGATTGTTGAATTCGGGTTAAGACCAATTGGTCTTAACATTTGTACACATTTCTCGTGTTTGGATTAACGGGAACAATACCAAAAAGTTCTATTGGTTGAGTAACTTCTCGTCCTTCTTCCTACTTCCTACTTCCTACGAACTTCATAAATATGCCACAGACCATTAACCGCGCCAGTGTAGTAGAAACTACCCTTGGTATCACCTTTCAAATAGGCGAACTGCCTACACAACAAGTAGGAGCAGTAATTGTAACCAACCGCAACGTACTCAGTTACACAATTACCGCATCAGCTGCGGCTCTTGCCACTGCTGAGTCGCTTTCTGTGCAAGCGACACCCGTACTTTTGGATGCCGGAACATTGCTTAATTTCGGGGGTGTGGTTGCCACGCTTTCAAATGCCGCCGCTGCCGGCAGTACTGCATTGCAATTACTGCCATTGCCGGGAAGCATTGGTAATGGTGCAACTGCTACTACCAAAGCACTGGTTTTTGTTTCTGGATGCACGGATGCCACGGTTAGCCCAGAAATCAAAAATGTTGACACCACTAACTACCTTTCTGGATTGGGGATGGAGAAGGTGACAACGGGTAATTCCAAAAAAATGCAGTTGAACTTTAACTTAATTTATGGCGATCGCGGAGGTAACATCCTCAGAAAAATTGCTTACGATAAAACTTATGCAGGGCGTGAATTCTACTTCTACTTGCTTTTTCCTAGTGGTGAAGCGCACGAAGGAATAGCCTTATTGGAATCAGCATCTCCCACGCAGCAAGTGCAAGATAAGCGCGCATTTTCCTGTAATGCCCAAGTACAAGGCGATACCTATATTTACACACCACCGGCATCCGTTAACATCTTCTAATTATGGCAATCACACTTGAACTTACGCGCCCTAAATCTGTTACAACTAATGCCCAAAACACTGTGGTATCAATTGGGACTATTGTAGAAACGGATGCATCGGAAGAAAGCTTTTTCATCCCCATAACCAGCGCTTCAACCGATCCACCTTCTTTCACTGTTGCCAACTCCACCACAATTAGTGGCAACACAAGCGTGACAACCACCAATAATGGTTTCCAAAATGTCAAAATCGGTGATGTGGTAACGGGTACTGGTATTGCGGCTAGTTCCACGGTAACGGCTAAGGTAAACAATAATACGATTACGCTCAATAACAATGCCACCGCATCAGGTACGGTGACGCTAACTTTTGACCCACCCGCTGCCATACCGACACTGTACGCGCTGAAAGTCACTCATACTAAGGCGGGTTCTGTTTTTGGGATAAACGTATCTCTTTATACTTATGATGGGACGCTAGGGGGGGTAGCGGGAACGGCGGCGAATGCGAGCAAGACTATTAATTTAGTATCAACTGACGGACAGCCTATACAAATTAATATGGATTCTTTCTTAACTAACTTGCGTGTTCCCCAGTCGCCGTAAATTGAAGCACAATTATTTGCATTCAAATGGGCATACCGTAGCCCTTATTAATTGCAAACTGCACTCCGAGTATTTGACTTGTGGTGCAGCTTATTTTGTAGCAGGATTGCCGGAACGTATGCTTTTATACAGTTTAGATGGCAATAAAATCTGTTTGATTGTTATTCCTAAAAGTGTTAGAAATAATCCTACATATACCCGTTTACTTTCACCACTAGACGATATCAAATATTATTATGCAGAACCCTTGGGGAGTGCCTGAAGTTGTTGATGTAGCTGGATTTCCACTGCCGAAGATGGGCGGTTTGAATCCAGAAGAAAAAGATTATATGGCTAATAAAATTCGGAATGTGCAGTTTCAAGAAATTGCACCTTTGGCTGAAATTGCGGATTTAGTTGTCGAGAAAGAAAAGATTTCCAAGATTGAGGCTATCTCGTTAATTCGCAAAACTCTTGAAGGTAATGCGGGTAAAAGTGAAGAGGAAATTGATAGATTACTAGCATTCGCCATTGAATACCAACACGAGCTAGGGCGGATTAAAAAGCCTGATATGATGGTAGAGAGGCAGTCGCAAGAAGTCGCGGTCATGATACTGCGATCGCGGCTAAAACCTGAGTGGATTTTAGAAAATATTGAAAATCTCCGAGCTTCTTTTCGGTGTTCACTTGATAAAGAACAGTGCGCTTTACTTATGGCAACACCTGAAGAGAATTGGTTGAGTGATGCCACGCGGGAGAAAGTTATTAGGCAGATTGTGCGGAAGTTACCCGAAAATATCTATGCACAAATTGCCACATTTGCATTAGGGGAAGAGAAGGAATGGGTAGAACTTCCAATCATCACTTTTGAATCGGAGGATGTAACGCTGGGGGAGCGCTCCAAAGGCTTCGAGAATATCAAGAAGTCGTCGAAAAAGAACGCGAATTCTACAGAGAAGCCTACTACACCATCCAATATTTCGGAGTCACAGACCCTAGATTCCACGCCCGAAGTTTCCACCGTGTCAGCTGTTGGGTGATTCGCGAGATGGTTAACAGTTTGTACAAGCAATATAAGCTACATGCAAATGTAGTTACTTCCACTGTTGCGAAAATAGGCACGATGCTGGATATGTCAGGTAAGGCAACCATGCAAGAATTTCTACCGTTTCCTGACAGTACGCAAGAACGCAAGGCTTTACCAGTGTCAAAAGAGACGGCGCGGGTTTATCTGGAGTTGCGATCACAAGGGCTAATTCCCACGCGGGTATTAGGGGCGTTTGCGGATATTGATGTTGAGATGGAGAAAATAGCCTTCTAAGGGAATCATAACAACGTGATTAATGTTACCTAAATGACCTTCTCCGGTAGTTCCCTCGGCACTCTAGAATTACAGCTAACCGCCAATCAGCAAGTATTACGGCAACAGCTCAATCAAACTCGTGCTTACGCCACACAAATAGCGCGGGATATTGAGCAACAAATAAATCGGGCTTTTGGTGGGACAAATCGGAGTAATACCCAGTTGCCGGGACTGCGGAACGCTTCTGCTCAAGGTGCGGCTGCTGGTGCAAATGCAGGAAATTCCTTTGCTGATAAATTCAAAGATGCGATCGCACCGCTAAAAGGAGCGATTGACAATATTTTTAGTGGTGCTTTTGTTGGTGCAGGGATAGGAGCTTTTACTTCGATTACTGGTGCGATTGGGACTGCCGTTAGTGCGATGCAGGGTTTTGCGGGGCAGATTTTCACCGTCACTAAGGACTTTCAGGGGTTTGAATCGAGTTTAAAAACGTTTCTTAAAGGGAACCAGCAAGAGATTGATAAGTTTGTTGCTGGCTTAGAGAAATTCGCCGCGACTACACCTTACGAGCTTAAGGACTTACAGCAAGCCGCGATCGCTAACTTGGCTACAGGGGCAAAACCTGACCAGATTCTTAAGGACTTGAAATCGATTGGTGATGTGGCAGCCGGGGCAAATACCAGCATCAAAGAATTGATGGAAGTCTACGCCAAGTCCCGCACTGAAGGTAAGCTACAGAATGAAGATATCGATCAGTTTACCGGGCGTGGCGTACAATTAACCCTCCAACTTGCCAAACAATTAGGGGCAAGTGAAAAAGAAGTAAGGCAACTTGCTACTGATGGGAAATTGGAATTTCGCCATCTGGAAGAAGCCCTACGTGCCATGAGTGGGACGGGTGGGGCTTACTTTGATGCGATGAAAAATAAAGCCACAACTTTAGAAGGTAAATTATCAAATATTAACGATACTTTCTATCAGTTTCAAAAGCAATTGGGACAAGCTTTTGAGCCGTTATTTAGTTTGGTCACTGACTTTTTAGGAAAGCTTGTAAGTGGGCTAACTGAAAATAAAGATTTAATGGCGCAATTGAAGGGACAAACTCAAGAAGTCGCCGATTATTTTAAACAAAATCCAGAGATTGCAGAAAACTTATCAAAGGCATTAAACGAGCTAGTTCGCGGTGCAATGACGGCTGTGGTGGGGAGTGCCAAGCAATTGGGTGAATATTTAAAAGAGAATCCAAGGGCAATTCAAGATGCCGTTAAAGGTGGAATTCAATTAGGAAAAGAAGTAGCTTCAATAGTTACAGGTGCTGCATCTTTGGTTGGTTACATTATTAAATTTACCAGTGGCGTGAAAGAAGCTGCAATCGCTGTCAGAGACACGCTTGGCGGTGCGATGAAAGCAATTGGCATAGGAGAGAAACAAGAAAATCCTATTGCTAACTTCTTAGTTGGTGATGGCGCACAGCGATCTGCGGAAAATTTTCAAGATACGTTGTACGGTAAAAATGCCCCATCTTTCATGCAAGGTCTTGGCAAGATGATGGGGTATAAGGGTGCGGAAGGTTCGGCAGAAGGAAATCAAGCTCAAGCTCCGTCATCTGGTGGTAATCTGCCTTTTGGAGCTGCTCTTGCTACTGTTCAAAGTTTTTTTGGTGGTCAGCAACAACAAGCTCAAAAAAGCAAAGTTCTTATGCGTCGGACGGGACAAAAAGACGAGAATGGGCTTGAGAAATTAGCTTTAACTGTATACGATGAAAATGGACAAGCTAGCCAGTTTACTGTTAACTCTGGCAGAAAAGAAACTCAGAAAAAATTTGGTGGTGCTGGAAGTACGCGGGAGGGGTCAAAGGCTCCACTTGAATACGGAACTTATAATATTGGGCAAGAAAGAGCGGGTACAAGCGCTGCCGTTGGTGCTACTTTTATTCCCACAAATCCAAATTTCAGCACAGAACGCACTGACATCGGATTTCATCAAGATGCTGACAGAAATGTAGTACCTGGTAGTGCTGGATGCATTGTGTTTGCCACAAAAGAAGAATTTCAACGATTTAGGCAAGTTTTAAAGGGTAGTAAAGCAACTGAGCTAAGTTTTGAAGAGGGTATTTCTTCTGGTAACTTGGGTTCCGCACTTCAACAATCTGGGATTAAAGGCTCCCCATATAAAATTGTTGAAAGTGTTGGCAGCAGAATGGAAAATGTTGGCAAATACGAAGACTTAGAAAAACATCATCCTTCTGCCGGTAGAGAGCCTAATCGCAATTACGCAACGAGTGGGGGGAAACTTGAAGAGGTGACACCAACAAGAGGTGTTGAAGGCGGATATTTAATAAAGAAAGATTATGTGCTGATAGGGAAGGGTGGAAATCAAAGAGTTGATTCTCCTGCTCCAGTTTCTGGTTACGCAAGAAATATCGGTCAGGGATGGGGAGCCGTTTCTTTTTATGATGCTCCCAAAGGAGGTAATTTAATTGGTCGAAGCGGTCATTTAACTAATATATCAGTCAAAGAAGGTCAATTTGTCAAGTATGGGCAGCCGATAGGAAAACAAGGGGGTGCGGGGGGGTATGCAGTTCACTCCCATGTGGAGCTAGCTCCAAATCAATGGCGAAAATATATTCAAGATTTGTTGGACGGGGTTTTTGATGATGGGAAAAAGGCTGTTTCGGGAAGTAAAAACCCTGTATTGAATACACAGGCAATAGCAAAACAATATAATTTGCAATCTTTACTTGTCCAAGAGTTGCAATCGGGGAAAGTACTTGGTGAGAGCAATAGCTCTAAGTCTCCGGCTTCACCAGCATCAACAATTAAATTAATTGTTGGCGATTTAATTACAGATGCCGTTAATCAAGGTAAGGCTAAATTAGAGCAGGAATTAACGCTTAAGCCTGGAGAAATAGCCGAAGGTTCTGATTTGAAAACAGGACAACAAGTAAAAGTCTCTGAGTTAATCACTCGGATGCTAAAAGAATCTGATAATACAGCGACAAATGCCTTGATTGGCTTACTAGGCGGACTAGATAAAACCACTCAGTTGGCAATTGAGAAAGGATATAAAAACACTCATATAGGCGGATTATTAAGCATCCCTGGTGCTACTGGATTTAAGAATAAATCAACGGCTGAAGATACGACTAAAGCAATGCGTGATTTATTGCTAGATAATTCTGAAGCTGGCAGAATTGGATCTTCCGCTTTGCGGTCAACCAGAAATTTTAAATATGAAGGTGAAACAGGCGGGAAGATAGACAATAATTCTAAAGTTATCGGCAATGTCGGGATTGTCAATATCAGCGGCAAAGAATATATTGTTACCGCTTACGCTAATGTAAATGGCAATGTAGATGGAAATAGGGCAGTTATTAAAAATGCTACAAATGATGTAACCGCGTCTCTAAAAAATCAAAACTCTCTCAGTTCTCCTAATATATTTGAGCAAGGGGTACAAGCATTTCAACAAATTATTAAGCCAGTACAGCAAGCCTTACAAGGTGCGTCAGGCGGAGGTAAAGTAAGCTCTTCAAGCGATCCAATGTGGGGTAAAGCTGCTAACTACGCACCATCTGATTTATCAAAGCTGACTTCAACTGGAAAGAAAGCGATGGAAGCATTGAAAAATCCCAATGTGCGCGCATTTTTGGATGCTGTGGCGATCGCAGAATTAGGAGATGATGCAGCCCAAAAGGGTGGATATGGCTATCTATTTGGAGATGTGAACGGCAAGGAAACATTCGACCCCAACAACCTCAGTTCGCATCCTAAGCAGAAACGACGTAGCGGTAAATACGTCTCTTCTGCTACAGGGCGTTACCAAACAATGGATTTTGTGTGGGATGATGATACTAAATATGGTTCAAAAGGACTGGGACTTGCAGACTTTAAGCCACAGTCACAAGAAATCTTGGCTATAGGAAGGATGATGTACCGTGGCATCCTTGATGAAGTGATGCGGGGGAACGTTGCCGGAGTTATCAAGCGCAGCGGCAACATGGATGCTTCGAGCGAGTGGGCATCATTGCAAGGCAACCCCTACGGGCAAGGGACATCCGGGGGTAAACGCTCTGCTTTCTTGGGGAATTTTGAAAAATTCCGCAATGAAGCAACAAACTCACAGCAATCGGCTCTGTCAAAGAGTCAGCAACCAACAACCAACAGTCAAGCGATCGCAACCGGCAACAACCAACCAACAACCAACAACCAACCAACAACCAACAACCAACAGTCAGCAGAAGACCAACGCAACTTAGTAGCGGCAAGGCGTAAATTAGCAGAACAAAACTCCAAAGAAATTAAAGATGAGCTTGATTCAGCAAATAAACAAGCCGATGGAAGGCAAAAACAGCAACGAGAATTAGATGCTCAAAAACGCGGACAACTCGATAAAGAAAAGAAAGCACAGTTGCAACTTGAGATGGCTCAGGCTCCCGATGATGAAGCTAAAAAGGTTGTCGAGCGACGGCTTTCACGCTACAACCTTGATAATAAGTACGAAGAAGATTTAATCAAATTTGCTCAACAACGCGAAGATGTAGTTGACGCTAGAGACAAGAAAATGCAGGTTATAGCTGAAGCTAAAAAACGCAATAAACCAATCGATTTGGGTGAAGAGGCAGGCAGGGATTATACTAAGGCAATTAATCAATTAGATGAACTTATTGCTTCTACTAAAGAACAACATAAAGTAGAATTAGAGACTGATAACTTAAATGAATCTAACTCTACAAACCAGCAAGAACGAGATAAAGAAAGGCAGCGTGAGATAGAAAGATTAACCCGCGCTCATGAACAATATATTAATCAACTAAAGTTAGAGCAGTCGCTCTTAAAAGATGAACCAACTAAACAAAATATTCAATCGTTAATTGATTCTTCCGAATTAGAGTATCAAGCAAAAACAACATTGATGCCGTTGCAAAATGACCTTGATGATTTGCAAGATAGGAAAGTTTACTTATTAGGTAAAGGTGGGCTGAAAGAAGATTCAGAAGAAGTGAAACTTTTAAGTAAAGAAATTGATAATTTAGTTGCTCAGACTAATTCCGTTGCTGATAAGTCGGGGATTGATTTAAAAGTATTCAATAACCAACGCAAACAAACTCAAGAAAACAATGCTTTGTTGCGTGAGAATGAAGATAAAGAGCAAGCTTACAGCCAACAAGTAAACCAACTGCGATCGCAACTAGGAAATGCACGCACCCAACAGCAGAAAGCAGAGCTACAATTTCAACTTGATAAAATAGCTGCAATTCACGAAGAACAGCAAGCGCTACAGCCTCTCAAGGAGCAATACGATAATTTGGTGAAATCGCGGGAGCAATTAATTGTGTCCGGCAAATTTGACACTAATAGCGAAGTTATCAAAGAGCTAGACAAACAAGTTGCTCAATTAAATAATCAAATAAAATTAGTTGGCGAACAATCGAAGGTTAGCTTTCAAATCTTAACCAAGGAATCGCAAAAAGCAATTGAACAAGCTAAGTTTGCTGATTTGGAAGCCGCTTTATCTAAAGAATCGGGACTCGTTAGTAGCAGCACTTCTGTACTTCAAGGGCAAGCCGGTTTAATTCGTAATCGCGGGGGGAACGAATACCAAGCTTCGGCATTGGAAGGTGAAGCTTCGCAGATGCAGGAACAAATTAGATATAAGCAAGAGCTATTACAAATTGAACAACAGATTGCAGCCGCACGGGACACTTCTTCTGAATATACAGAATTAGAAGTCTTCAAGATGAAAGCGAATGCGGAAACATTAAATAAAATAAATTTAGAAAATATTTCGGGACAAGTTAAAACCCTCGCTAAGGATTTAACGGATGTTGGTAAAAACGCCTTGGGTGGATTTTTTACTGATATTATCACTGGTTCAAAGTCAGCAGCAGACGCTTTTAAGGACTTGGTTGGCAATATCGCTAACCAACTCGCACAGTTAGCAGTTAACAAACTGATTTCTGAATTATTTGGTGGTGGGGGTGGCATTCCTGGTATAGGTAGTGGAGGCGGTGGGGGCTTCTTGGGCGGGTTACTTGGCTTTAATCAAGGGGGGATGGTTCCGAACTACGCGATGGGGGGTAGTGTGGGGGCTATAGCCGATGCGCTACAACGAGAAAAAAGTGCTTCTGGGCGTAATCCGCTCTTAGCCGCGCTAACACCGGGGGAAATGGTGCTAACTGTGCAGCAAGCCAAGCGCTTCCAAGAATTGCGTTTAGATAAAGTGTTGAATTTTGCTAATGGTGGTGTAGTTGGGGGCGTTTCTGGCAGCGGTGAAATTAAAGAGGACGGCATGACTATCAATATCCCTGTCACTATTGCCGGGGGAGCAAAAGAAACTTCAGTTGATGTGCCACGCTTACAAAGTTCAATCCGAGGCGTGGTTGTTGAAGAATTGTTGAAACAACAGCGTCGTGGTGGCGCATTGAATCGGTGATGATTTGCTCCTAGACATATATATGTGCAGACGTTTTCGTTGATATATGTATAGATACTTTTGGCGGTCAATTCGAGTACCGAATTACCAACCGCGTCCTTTCCACCCAATACCCGCCATACATAAATATCTCACTGAGTCGTCCCTCTCCCAAATTGTGTAGCGCTTTCCCGGTTGAAGGGTCTAGGAGAATTGCGGCGTGGTGAGTGCAACTGCCCGTAATGCACATAAGTATCACATCGTTTATTTGGAGTGGTTCACCACTAACGAGTTTCCGAAATCCGCATGAAACAAAAGAATCGGTGAACATATCCCAGTCGGGCGAAGTAGTTTCTTCAATATCACCCCTTGGAAAGTCTGGGAGTTCAACACCCAACATCCCTTTGTAATAGCTACGAAACAACGTGTAACAATCGCTACGATTGTACTCAAACTTCCAGCCTAAATAATATTCCAGTGACTTCGGAGAGTGGAGGTTAGGAATTAGGGGATAGGGGTAAATATCACCCGGTGAGTAATAGTCCCATTGCCCGAAAGCAGTGTGGTAGAGGAGGTAGGGTATTTTTGATGCCTTACTATTACTTATATCTGTAGGGCTAAGTAACGCTGGCTGCGAGTCTTGCCAGTGGCTGTGGTAAATTGCCGTTACAGGAGTTGCGGCGTTTATTTCTTCAAAATAGTCTGTTGAGATTTCAAAAGCTTCTTTGGGATTATTCGCAATGTTGCCACAAGGAAAAATGCGGTCTCCGCAAATCAACCCACACGTTTCTAAATTGGGCAGATGTTGAGCATGAGCAATAATTTGTTGCTTAATCTCGGTGGTTAACTTCAAAATTAAACCTTATTTTTAATTCAAAACTAGCGCAAAATTAGCTCAGTCTTTTTTTATATCTTCACGAACCCGCATCCTGCGGAGGTTTTATTCTATGGTGCTACTGCCTTACAAGCAGGACGTCATCAGTTCGAGTCTGGTACTGCCCATTTTTAATTTTGGTTAAATGATAAAAAACATCAAGTTTGACTTGATGTTTTTTTGTCAGGACTAAAGTCCTCACTAGGAATTTATTCTACCGTTACCGACTTGGCTAAATTTCTCGGCTGATCGACATCCAAACCGCGCCGCGCTGCAATATGATAAGCCAATAATTGCAAAGGAATTACAGTCAAAATTGGTGAAAGTAATTCATCCACGTTAGACACGGGGAGCAAGTCGTTAAAAATTTCCGCAGCTTCACCATCTTTGACGGGAGTTACACCGATTAATCGTGAATCTCTGGCTTTTGCTTCTTGAGCGTTGGAAAGCACCTTTTCATAAACTTTACCAGGGATAGCGATCGCTACTACTGGTACTTTGGCATCTAATAGAGCGATGGGACCATGTTTCATTTCTCCAGCGGGATACCCCTCAGCGTGAATATAGCTGATTTCTTTTAATTTCAACGCTCCTTCTAAAGCGATGGGAAAGTTAATTCCCCTACCCAAAAAGATAAAATCTGTGGTTTCGGCAAAGTCGTGCGCTAACTGTTCAATTAGATGTTCCTGTTTTTCCAAAGTTGCTTCAATTTCTTTCGGAATCTGTCGCAAAGAGTTAATAATTTCCTCTAATTTGTCGGGAGAAATTGTTTGACGACCATAAGCTAAATCCAAAGCTAAGGCATAAAATGCCATCAGTTGGGCAATAAAAGTTTTCGTTGCCGCTACCCCAATTTCTAGTCCCCCATGAGTATTGATAATCTGAGATACCATTTGACCCAAGGTGCTTTCTGGACGATTAGTAATTCCTAAAAGTCGCGGTTGATACTTAGGTTCTTTACCACTGCGGCGCTCTTTTTCCATCGCCAAAGCAGCTAGTGTATCAGCAGTTTCCCCAGATTGAGTTACGCCAATTGTGAGAGTATTTGCTGTCAAAGGTGATGGTGCGTAGCGAAACTCAGAAGCATATTGAACCTGTGTGGGAATTTCTGCCAGTTGTTCAATTAAATATTTACCGATTAGTGCTGCGTGCCAACTAGTACCGCAAGCTACGATTTGAATTTGCTCTAAATCAACGTAAAATTCTGCTGGTAAGCCTAAATTAATCGGCGAAGACGGATCATTTGTAAAGTAAGCTTCTAAACAAGCCCTAACTACTCCCGGTTGCTCGTAGATTTCCTTGAGCATGAAGTGCTTGAATCCCTGTTTTTCTACCATCATGGGACTCAAGTTAAGCAAACGCGGTTGTTTTTTCAACCTGTCACCGGCAAAGTTATATATTTCCACCCCTAAAGGCGTCAACCGTGCCATTTCGCCATTTTCTAAGGTTAGCACCGCACGGGTATGAGAAACGATCGCTGGGGTATCAGAAGCGCAGAAAAATTCACCTTGACCAAAACCAATTACCAGCGGTGCTTGTTGTCGGATGGCAATCAGTTCATCGGGAAAATCAGCACAAAGACAAGCGATGGCAAATGCCCCCTCTAATTTATTCACAGCTTGACGCACTGCCTCGAAAAAAGGAGAGGGGGAATGCAAAGAGGGGGGATTTTTTAAGAATTCGGCGATTAAGTGGGGAATTACTTCTGTATCAGTTTGGGAACGAAACACATAGCCTTTTTCTTTAAGATCCTCGCGTAACTCGCGGTAATTTTCAATAATGCCATTTTGCACCACCGCTACCCGCATTGCTGTATCCATGTGTGGATGAGCATTATACTCTTCTGGCTTACCATGAGTCGCCCAGCGAGTGTGACCAATACCAATTTGTGCTGGGGTTTCGATAGCTTCTAGTTTAGAACGCAGGTTATGCAGTTTGCCTTTAGCGCGAACGCAATTAACCTCACCTTCCCAAATAGTGGCGATTCCGGCGGAATCGTAACCCCTATACTCCAGTTTTTCCAGCCCAGAGAGCAAAATTTCTGTCGCTGCTTGAGTGCCGATATAACCTACAATGCCGCACAT